GTGCTCACGGACGAAGAAGCAAAAATGTATATCGCCGAAAATGTTCGGCGATTGCTGCTGTTGCGCGGCATGAACCAATCAGACTTGGCTCGCAAGATTGGTGAGAGCGAAATGAGGATTTCGCTCATGGTTCGCGGGATTAAGTTACCTTCGGCCGCGTTCCTTGCTAGAGTGGCCGAAGCGCTTGCTGTCAAAATTGACGAGCTACTTTCTCCGTGTCAAAAAAATCCAAGGCGAACCGCTTGACACGAAATAAACTTTAGTTTAGAGTCTTGGTTGTCAGCCGGACATTAAGCGGCACCCCTAAAACCTAGTGCTTCAGGCCCGCTCTCCGGGCGACCTGGCGCACTGTGCAGCGTCAGTTGTTAATCAAGCTACCGGCCCCAGGGAACCACCCGCAGCGGTTTTCTAGGGTTTGAACCGCCAAGGTGGCGGCTGCCTTGTTGGCACTCTCTCGGTTGGTAGCTTTTGCGCGACTTTCTTGAGCAAGTCGCGTTTTGGATTCAAGGTGCATGGATGCCTATTGCTGCGACGTGCCCTGTTTGCGGAAGGTCGTTTTGCCACCCGCCAAGCAAACGGAGGCGATTCTGCTCTGTGCCATGTCGCGTAGCCGGGTTTCAGTCGCCCGCCAGAACGCACGGCCAAAGCAAGTCGAGGCTGTACTTGGCTTGGCGATCCATGAAATCGCGATGCTACCTTCGATCATGCCCCGCATACGAGTATTACGGCGCACGCGGAATCGCGGTTTGCGAGGAATGGAAAACGAGCTTTGAGACCTTCCGGGATTGGGCAATTTCCAATGGATATGCCGACGGCCTTGAACTGGATCGCCGCGACACCAACGGCCACTACGAACCGGGTAATTGCCGATGGGCCACCCGCACGCAGCAAATGCGGAATACCAGGAAGCGGAAGAACGCGAAGACATCGCAGTTCAAGGGGGTCCACTGGAACAAGGCTGCCAACAAGTGGCGAGTTTTACTGCATGTCGACCGGAAGTCGATTCACATTGGTCACTTCGCTGACGAAACAGAAGCCGCCATGGCGTATGACAATGCGGCGATTGAAGTATTCGGAGATTTTGCTTTTACGAATTTCAGCACAAAAGGAGGTGTGCCATCTTAGTTCTCTCCCGGCGACCCGGACAATCCCTTGAGATCGGTGACGACATCAAGGTTTTCTTCGTTGGCTACAACGGCGCCCAAGTTCAGATCGGCGTCGAAGCCCCGAAGGAAATCCCCATCCGGCGATCGGAAGTAAGGGACCATCTTCCACAGCAGTACAGGGATGCCGCCGACAGGGAAGTCAATCCGGCGAGCGATACGGATGTCGTTCCGACTGAGCCGACAGGCTAGTCGAGGCAAGGGCAGTGTTTGAGGCATTTCGGTTCGCCACTCGGCGGTAATTGTGCCGCCGAGTGGCTTGTCAAAACGATGGAGTTACACCATGCCCGCGCTTGTGTTCGACATTGAAACGTCATGTCTGCCGCTCGAACGACTCCCGGATGTGCATGGTCCGTTCGACCCGTCGCAGTACCCGCATCCCGGCGAGTTCGACCCCAACAGCGTCAAGGTTGGCAATCTCGGCTCCGCGAAGGCCGCTGAGAAGATTGCGGGCAAGCGAGCGGAGCACGAGGCCGCAATCGAGCAGTACGACCAACTGCTAGTCAACAAGAAAGCCGAGTACGAAGCGGGCCTGATCGAAAAGGCCGCGTTGTGCGCTGGCACTGGCTGTGTCCTGGCCATTGGCTACATGATGCCCGATGGCCGCAGCATGATCGCCGATGGCAATGACGACGAGGCCGCGCTGATCCGGCAGTTCTGGAGCATGCTCCAGGCCGCTTATGCAGAGTCGCCGCAAGGCCGCTATATCGGCCATTGCATTCACTCTTTCGACATGCCGTTTTTGGTGCGACGGAGCTGGTTGCTCGGCGTCGACTTTCCGTCCTGGGTGCTCGACAAAAACCGCCGCTACTGGCACCCGATGCTGGTCGACACGGCGGCAGTCTGGGGTTGTGGCGTCTGGGGTGATCGCGTCAGTCTGGACTTGTTGAGCGCCTACTTCGGCGGGCCGCGCAAGAACGGCAGCGGCGCGGACTTCGCTCGGCTATGGCGCGAAGATCGCAAGGCCGCGATTGCTTATTTACGCCGCGACCTGGAATGCACGCTCCATGTCGCCACGAGCCTGCGACTTTTCGATGGACTGACTAATAACGGCGGCGCGGCTGGGGACAACGGACGTAGCACGCCCCCAGCCGCGCCGGTGGCGCAGCCTGAACAGCCAAAGGGCTTGCGGTCGGCGACTAATGCCAAGAGCGTCGATGGCGACGTGGAGCACGCCCGCGAGCTGATCGACCAAATCATGGGCATGGTCGAAGACTTGCCGGAGGACGCCGAGGATTTCGGCTCCAGCGCATCCGAAACCGCCGGATCGATCAACAATTACATCGACCAGCGCGACCGAGTGACCGCCAAGCAAGTCACCGCGCTGGAGAACATTCTTGACGGCTTAAGCCGATGGGTGAGGACTTAAATGGCCCGCGACTACTTCAACAACTCCGGCGAGCAGTTCGACCGCATGATGGCCGGCTGCTGCCCCGTATCCCGCGCCGAGACGTTGCGGCGCATGGCCGAATCGATTTCCGCCAGCATGCCTGCGTTGACGGAATGGGAAGCGAAGCGGGCTCACCTAGCTTACTTCAAAGCAAACGGCGTGGTGGCTGCGTCGAAAGTACCTTCCGGTCGCAAGCTGGCGGCTCCCGCACCACGCCGATCAAAAACAGAACGGTAATGTTCCACTGGCTTTCATGTACTCAGTTCACGATTCGCGTTGCGACTGATTCTGCCGGCGTCATTCGCGAGGCGGCACCCATCGCCCAAAGGTTCCTGGGCCAGCCGATCGACAACCTGACTGGCTGGATGCGAAAGCTCGGCGACTTCCGGCATCACACCGATCACCACGGCAAGATCACACATTTCGACAGAGGAGAACCCATGGCCACAGCCACCAAGCCCGTCGCGCAGGATAAATCCAAGCAATCGCTTTGGGGGCCGATGCGCATTCCGATCATCTTGATTAGCGGCGAAGTCAACAGCGGCAAGACGCTGTTCTATCTGAACATCGACCCCGACTGCCGCACCCGCGACCACGATCCCACTACGATCGTCTGGGACCAGGAGGGCTCGGCCGAGAGCTACGAGAGCTTCTTCAACATCCGCTGGCTCGACACTCGCGCGGCCGTCATGGAAGGCGTGCATCGCAAGGTGTTCCCCGCGCAGGACACCGATCCTTTGTGGCGGCAAATCCTGCTCAAAAAGCCGGACGTGAACAACTCGCCGTCCGCTTCGCTGTTTCGCGCCTGGTATCTGTCGCTGTTGAAGATCGAGCCCAAGCAGTATCGCGTCGGAGCGTGCGACACGTTCACTCCACTCCAGGAGGGCTTGGTCGAATGGCTCAAGATGCACCCGGAAGCCTTCGGCCGCACGGCGAACCAGTACGAGAAGATGGCCAGCACGTACCTGTGGCCGGATGTGAAGTCCGTGTTGAGTTACATCCTGGCCACGGATTGCCGGCTGCGGTTCGAGACGTTCGTGTTGACAGTCCACTTGAAAAACGAATGGGAAGGAAACTCCAAGACGGGCAACCGGATCGCCGAAGGCTTGGACGTGCTTAGCAAGCTCGCCACGCTGCACCTGGAGCTGGACCGTAAACCCAAGACCAAAGGCAAAGAAGCGCCGCGAGTCCCTGCCGGCATTCTGATGAAAGAGCGGCTGTTGTTCTTTGGCGCCAGTGCCGACGAAGACAAGCCGGTGCTGCCGCCGCGGCTCCCGGAAGCCTCGCCCAATGCGATTCGCAACTACATCCTCAGTCCGCCGGATTTCAGCAATCTGAAACCCGCCGAGCGCGTCGTCGAAGAAACCATGACCGACGACCAGCGGTTGCAGCTCCAGGCTCGCATCGCGGAAGCCAATAAGGAAACCGCGCAAGCCGAGTTGTCGAAGCTGGAGCAGATGAAAGCCGCCGCCGCCAAGCAGCGCGAGGCGCATGAGGCCAGCCAGCAGCAGTCGGCCGACCAGAAGCGAGAAGAAAAGGTCGCCAAGATCGATCAACAGATTGCCGAGCACGAGGCGAATTCGCCGCTCTGCACGCAGGCCCAGCGGGATGAAATTTACGCCCTGCTGCCGCAAGCGTTCGGCAATGACATCGCTCCCTGGCAAGGTGTGATGAAAGCCTACGGGGTCGAGCATATCACGCTCTTGTCGAAGGAGCAGGCCGCGGAATCGATCGACCGACTCAAGGCATTGCTCGCCAAGCGGGCTAACGGCCATTGCTCACCGGATCAAATCAACAAGATCAAGACCGTGGCAGCTCGCATCGGCTTCCCGGATATCGTGCGGGACAAGTGGCTCCAGGCTCGCGGCTACTCGCGTTACGAGGATATGACCCTGGCCCATGGCCAAGAGCTGTTCGACATGTTGCAGAAGACGGAGGATGCGGTCGACCCCATTCCGTTTTGATGTTTGAGCGTGTGTTTCCTGGAAACCTAGTTAGGAGTGATGCAATGAGTCTGCGATGCAAGTCGGATAACGTCAGTGAAGGCGAAAGCAGCGGCGGCGGCAAGATGCCTCGTCCCGGCCGCTATCATTTCAGCGTCGAGAGCTACGAGCTGAAAGACGGCGACAAAGGCCGCAAGCTGTCGATCAAGGCGGTTGTCTTGGCTGGTAAGCCGAAGAATCCCGCCGATGGCGACCAGACCGGCCGCACGATGACCAATTACTTTAACCCGGACAGCACGTCCGAAGGCGCACAGAACGCGCTGCGGTTGTTCACGATCGCGACCGATCTGGCGACCGATCAGCAGTGGCAGGATGCCAAGGCTCGCGGCGAGGAAGTCGATATTCCGATCGAGGAGGTCGTGGGTCGGCAATACTGCGCCGACATCGACGAGCGGCCCGGCACCGGCGCCAGCGCTGACAAGAAGTTCCCCGACGCCGGCTGGTCGTTCATGCACCCGCTGTCGAAAAAGGCAGAGGGCATTCCGAAAGACCCGGAGTGGATCGCCTTACTCGGCGGCGCACCGGCTAGCAATGGCAATGGCCACAGTCAGGAAAACAAGCCGACTCCGACCCACAAGACGACGCAGCAGTCGACGCAGCCGGTCGCTACGGGCGGCTCGGTGTGGGATTCATTCAAGTAGTCCGCATCGTTAGCCAGGCTCCCTATTCGTGCAGGACGCGCGTTTCTGGCTGACTCCTTCACCAGCGGGCTGGGTGATCCGGCCCGCTGGGTCTTCTCCTGAAATCCTAGCCATGGCCAAAAACATCGAAATCCGCGCTATTTTCGCGGGCGAATTCTGGCGTCGCGACACGTTCGCCATCGCCGACGCTCGCCCCACGTCGCTCGATCGCGGCACCATGCCGGCAGTGTTCCGCATCCTCGGCAACTCTCAATATGGCGAGCTGCTGGAGGGTGGCGAGTATTTCTTCTTCGGCTACTGGGAGTCGCATCCCAAGCACGGCAAGGGCTTCAAGTTCTCGTCGTTCCGTCGCTGCGAGCCCGTCGAGCGCTCAGGCATCATTCGCTACCTGGAGCAGTGCAAGGGCGTTGGCCAGTCGATCGCCTCGGCGATGTGGTCGAAGTATGGCCAGGACGCCGTGCGCATGCTCCGCGAGTCGCCAGAAATCGTGGCTCATGCAATCCCGCGACTTTCACTCGACGCCGCGATCGCCGCGGCGGAACAGCTCGAACACTGGAAGGGACTCGAATCCTGCCAGATCGAGCTAATGGCCCTAATTAACGGCTACGGCTTCCCTCGCAATACGGTCGAGAAAGCGATTCAAGCCTGGGGTGCGCGAGCCGTCAACATGCTCAAAGACGACCCCTACCAGATCATGCGGTTCCGGGGGTGTGGCTTCCTGCGCGCCGACAACATGTACCTCAAGCTCGGTCATCCGCCGGGCGACTTGCGGCGTCAGGCGTACTGCGCCTGGCATACCGTCGCTTCCGACATGGAAGGACATACCTGGCTGCCCGCCGATGCAATCATTCGCGGTTTGCGCGAGCGAATTTCCGGGGCCGAGATTGACCCGGCCGGCGCGGTCAAGACAGCAATCGACATGAAGCTGTTGGCGACGCGCTGGGACGATCGCGAGCAATTCTGGATTGCCGACGCTCGCAAGGCTAATAGCGAAAAAGCCGTGGCGGCGAAGGTCGTCGAAATGCTTTCCTGGGAACGCAACTGGCCAGACGCCGATCATCCCGCGTTCGACAATCTGCGGAACGACGAAGAGACGAATGACGACGCTCGTTGGCACCAACGCATCGAACTGGCCAAGGCCATTGCCGGTTCGATCGGCATCCTGACTGGGCTGCCGGGCACTGGCAAAACAACCGCCGTAGCCTCACTGGTCAAGGCGATTCTCGATGACTTCCCTGCTGCCCCGCTGGCTATCGTGGCGCCGACGGGCAAGGCTGCCATGCGAGCCAGTGAAGCGATGCAATCGAGGGGCATTCAGATTAGCGCCACGACGATTCACCGTCTGCTGGGCGTCAAGGCGGTCGACGGCGGCGAATGGGAATTCGAGCATGGGCCTGACAATCCACTCCCTCACTCTTTCATTATCGTCGATGAAATGTCCATGGTCGGCACCGGGCTGTTCGCCATGCTGCTCGGTGCGATCAGGCGTGGCACGAATCTATTGCTCGTTGGCGACATCAATCAGTTGCCGCCCATCGAGCACGGCGCTCCGCTGTGTGACTTGCTCGACATGATCCCGACTGGCAGGCTCACGAAAATCCGCCGCAACAGCGGTACGATCGTCCGGGCCTGCCGGGCAATCTGCTTGGACGAGCCGATTATCCCAACGGATGACTCGCTCGCCCCGCATGACGCGCCGCCCAAGAATCTCAAACTCATTCCAGCCACCAAAGGCAATGCCGCCGAGCGGATTATCGGGCTCGTCCGCACGATTCGCGAAACAAAGGCATTCGACCCGATCTGGGACACGCAAGTCATCGTGGCGGTCAACGCCAAGTCGACCCTGGCTCGCAAGACGCTCAATAAACTGCTCCAGCACGAGCTGAATCCTAGCGGCCAGGGCATCGAGGGCTCGCCGTTTCGCGTGGGCGATAAGTTGATCTGCCTGAAAAACTCGCAACTGCCGATCGCGCCCAACAGCGACACGGACCCGGACGGCATCATTGAGTCTGCATCCGAAGACAGTCAGCCCAAGGCGTATGTCGCAAATGGCGAGTTCGGCCGCGTGCTCGAAGTGCATGAGAAGAAAACGATCGTTGAGTTCCAGAATCCGAAGCGCGTTGTGTTGGTCCCTCGTGGCCGGGCCAGCGACGACGACGACGACAAGAAAAAGAACGATGACAACGAGGCCGGCTGTGACCTGGACCTGGGGTACGCCTGCACTTGCCACAAGATGCAAGGCAGCGAAACAGCGTGCGTCATCGTCGCGCTGGACGAGTACCCCGGAGCGACCGGCGACTATGGTGTCTGCTGTCGCGAATGGGCGTTTACCGCCTGTTCCCGCGGCAAGTTTGTGACGTTCCTGGTTGGAAAGATGGGCACGCTCAAACAGATGTGCCGCAAGGTCGTGCTGCCCGGCCGCAAGACATTTCTCGTCGAGTCGCTTCGCGCAATGCTGGACGATGCGATGCAACTCACTGACAAGCATGAGGCAATCGAGGCTTAAACCAAGGATCGGTGACTATGCGTGTTCGCACAACTGACAAGCCGCCAGCTCAGCCGTCGTCCGAATTGTACGTCGCGCCATGGATTGCCCTGGTCGACAATTCGGAGCAAGCCCCCTGGTCGTTTCAAGGCATCTACGATCGACTCGGCCCGAAGGGCTCATTTGTGCCGGTGATGATCCGCACCCGTCGCGTCGAACTGAAGACAGGCGACTACACGATCAGCGGCCTGGAAGATCGGCTGACGATCGAACGCAAGAGCGGTGCTGACTTCATTGGTTCGGTCACTGGTGGTCATGTCCGCTTCGAGCGCGAGCACGAGCGCATGGCCGCCATGGTCAACTCCGGCGGCTTCTGTTGCGTGGTGGTCGAAGACTCGCTGGATTCCATTCTGGACAGCCTGCCGCCGCTGTCCGGCAAGCAATCGACCATTTTGGGTACGGCCGCGAGCTGGCCATCGAAGTACAACGTGCCCTGGTACTTCGCTGGCAGCCGGCTCTGGGCCGAGCGTTTCGCGTATCGATTTTTGTGCAGGGCATTCGACAAATTGACACGAGGAGAATGACGATGCGGATTTCAACTGCGGGTGTGAGCGACAACGGCAGTGACAACCAGGCGATCGAGGAGTCGGCCGCTGCCGAGTCGCCAGTCAAAGACCTGTCGCTGGAGGCTGAAATCGGACGACTGCGCGAGACGGTCGGCCTGGACGAGCAGCGGGTCATGGAAATCGAAGCCAAGATCATCCAGTCCAAAGACCTGAAAAAAATGCTGGCCGACGCCAAGGTCGAACTGGAAGTCTCTCGCGGGCTGTTGGCCGCGGCCGTCCGTGAAAGCATTCTCGGCAAGTCGCCGCCCAAGGCTGCCGCCAAAAAGCGGACCCGCAAGGCCAAGCAGACTGTGCCGCCAGGAGCAACCAGCACGACCACTCCCGCCGGCATCATCGCCCACGACCCCACTGCGACTGGCACCACGACGGAGCGGCCGAATGTCGACCTGAGCAGCTTCGGCGACGACGTGCTCGACGCCGAGGTCGACGAATTCCTGCCGGAAGGACTCGCCAAGCTGGCTCGCAAGCACGGCCTGAATACCTTCGGTGAACTGGAAGCCTATCGCCAGCAGCACAACGGTCATTTCGTGCAGCTCGAAGGCGTTGGCCGCGGCAAGTCGGTCACGATCGTCAAGCACATGGAGGAATTCACCAATGACGCGGGCCAAGAGCCAGCAGCATGAGACGCATTGCCCGCAGTGCAATGAACTGTACTCGATCACCGAGAGCGGCCTGGCCTGCGCAAACGGGCACGGCCGCTTGCTGCTGAAAAGCAATCACCCACTGTTGTACGAGGAAGTGCAGCGCATCCGCCGCGAGCAGCGTGAGACTGCCGAAGCGGCCAAGCAAGGGGCCGACGACGACCTGTCGGATCACCCGCTGGCCGAGCGCGTGCGAGGCACTGATTTTTATACGATCGCGGATCGCGAAGGCTTGTTCCGCATCGTCCGCAAGAAATACCGCAGCTCGCTCGTGTCGGGCGAGATTGCGGTCCTGAATAGCAGGCTCTGCGAATTCGCCCGCGCCACCGGCGCGGAGAAGTCGCTGGCGGCAGTGCTCGCCGCCATCCAGCCCAAGGAGGGCGAGAAACATGTCCGGCAAAAAGTTCGAGGACATTAACAATGAGATTCTGTCGCGCCTCGACATCATAGTTGAATACGAAGCACTCGGCGTCAAGTTTGACGGCCGCGTGCGCGACAATGGCTACGCAGCCTGCTACGCCAGGGGCCGCGAAGAATCGACCGCCTCGGCCTGGGTGAGCGTGCAAACGGGCCGCTATGGGGATAAAGGCAATGGCGAGTCGCTGTCTCTGTGGGACTTCGCCGTCCGCTACGGCAACGGGCAGTGGTCCAATTGGGTCGATGCCCGCAAGCACTTCGCAGAAAAAGCCGGCGTAGAAATCGGCCGCGGCCGGCGCCCTCAAGACCCGCGCGAAGCGCTGGAGTTCGAGCAATGGGACTCTGGTAACGATGTCCTGGCTGAAATGTGGTGCAAGAAGCACAAGCCGGGCATCACGCTGGAAGCGGTCAAGCTCAACGGCGGTCGCGTCGCTCGCTGGCCGTGCTACCGCGACAGGAAAACCAAAGAGCGGCACATCGGCCGCTACAAGGTCGTCGCGCTGCCGGCCTTTGGGCATCAATTACTCGACGCCGATCCGGTCGCCTGGGTCATCTGGAATATCTCTGGCACGCACTTCGATATTCCCGCCGGTCCCGATCGTCCTGCCAAGCAGCCGAAAATGCTGTCCGTAGGTCCGACATTCGGAGCCATGATGGGCACGCATGCGCTGTCACAGATGATGCTCAATGACCCGCGCATCGAGCTGATCTGGAAAACAGCCGGCCCCACCGACATGCTCGCGCTGTTCGGCAAGATTCCCGCCGAGCAGCGCGACGCTCACCTTGTCACCTGTAACGCATCCAGCGAGACAGGCGACATCCCGCCCCATGTTGCCGGCTTCTTCGCCGGCCGCAAAGTATTCGTGGCTCACGACACCGACGAGGCCGGTGTGACCGGGGCCAAGAAATGGCTGTACGCGCTGCATGGCGTGGCCGCCGAGTTGCGAAACGTGACCCTGCCTTATGAAGTCACCAAGAGCAAAGGAAAGGATGTTCGGGACTTCTTTAACGGCGTCTGAGTCTGCAATTCCTGAAACTTAGCGAGGAGTAGTGTGATGAACGGAGTACCACAAGGATGCTTCACACCAGAAGAGTTGCTGGAGCGAGCCGAAGCGATCCGCAAAAGGTGGAAAAAGAAGCGGCTGCTCAAGCGCTGCGTCGACCCGACCGAGCGGTCGAAGCTCGAAGGCGTGCAATTCAATCATCCCGTTACCGTTCTGCATGCGGAGAACAAAAAGCCCCTGCGTCGCTCTTAGCCCGCCAGCACATCAAGGTTTTCTTGAAGGAACAAGGATGCGGACCTATCAGGATTTGCTGGCACTCGCCGAAGCAGCAGAGGCTTACGCGCCAACACCAGTCGCCGACCCATCGCAGCCGACAGCCGAGCAATCACTGTCGGCTGATGGGATCGCGCGAGAGAAGCAGATACTCGACATGCTGCAAATTGACGTGCTTGGACAGGTAGGCGACTCCGGGGTCGTGCTCTGGTCGCGGCACCGACGCCGCGAGGACGAAGTACGCGACATCGACAAAATCAGCTACGACCGGCTGTTGATGATTGCCGGCGAGCCCGCTCGCGACCGCCTCGTCCGCCGCAAGACGGAGGACATACCGGGGCTGGTCGATGTCAACGACGTGAAGTCGGCAATCGCCATGGTCAGCTCTTACGAGCGCCGCCTGGACCGCTACACGCGGCCGGGAGTGGGTTGCTGTGCCGGCATCGACGAGACAGGCCGCGAGCATAACTCAGTCGTGCTCGTAAGCGCCGGCGAGGCGGCTGAGTTCAATGGCTCCCAGGAGCTGGAGCGCGTCGATCAGCCGCGATGCCGTGGCCAGATCTTAAATCTGGGGCTCACGGCCGAGCCCTGGTATGACTTCGAACGGCTTGCTGGCTACCTGGCCCGGTGCGACAAAGATTTCGCCATCGAGACGATGTACCGGGCACAGAGCTATTTCGACATGTGGACATGGCGGCATCAGGTTTCCAGCCCATTCGTCATGGCGGGGCTCGTAATGGCCACCTGGGTCCAGTCGTTATGGGCCTGGCGCCCGCAGGTCGCTTTGACTGGTGCGTCGAACACCGGCAAGACGACGCTATTCAGTTTCCTCTCTGGCATCTACGGCAAGCTCGTCATCAACAGCTCCCAAAGCTCGGCGGCCGGCATTCGGCAGGTGATTAAAACGAGCAACCGGATCATCCTGTGCGATGAGTTCGAAGCCGATGGGCTCACTGCTGGCCGCAATCGCGAAGAGATCCTGAACATGCTCCGCACGTCCGGCCGCGGGGCCAAAACGCTGCGTGGCACCGCCAACCAGAAGGGCGAGGAATTCAGCCTGAATCACATCGTCTGGGTGGCGGCCGTGGAGCTGCACTTGCGTCGCGAGCCCGATCGCAACCGCTTCATCATGCTGGAGCTGATCCGGCCGAAAGAGCGGAAGCTGGTTCTGCCGTCACAGGATGAGCTGCATGACTTTGGCCACCGCATGCTGGCCGTGTCGATCCGCTACATCCATCAGGCGAAGCGAATTGCCGCCCAGCTAAAGAACGTCCGCGTGGCCGGCGTTAGTGACCGGGCGATCGAGAGCTACGCCGTGCCTGCTTCCATGCTGGCAGCCGTCCAGCACGCCGATACGGACGACGCCAGGCAAGTTCTCATGGAAATGGTGCGTGACATCCAGGTCGAATCCGAGGCGACTGAATCCGAGGACGAAAAAGAGCTTATGCGGGCTATCCTATCATCCCATATTCACACCGGCCGCAAAGCTTACTCAGTATCCCAGCTTATCGAAACCGTTCGCAAGGGGGAGTATTCGGCCGATCGAGACGAGGCAGAGCAAGCCCTGGCGAAATCAGGCATCAAGGTCGACGGCAAAGCGGCCCTAATTCTTGCGTACAAGGCCGTCACAGACCACCAACTGAAGAATACGGCCTGGGGAGCCAAGAGCATCGACCAGATCCTTAAACGGCTTCCCAGCGCAACCACGGCACGGCGGCGAGTTGGCGGGCAGGTTTCCTATTGCATATCAGTCAGCCTACCTTACCTAGATGATGAATTCATCGGTGCTGAGGTGTACTGTAATAACACATCGGCGCACAGTGATGGAACGGCCTTAAGTCAAAACACTGAGTAATGAATAAGTATAGTAGTAGTAGTTAGTTAGTTAGTAATCTACTACTACTACTACTACTACTTACGTCACTGTACCGTCTGTCCTATACACTTAGCACCCCCATACGGCGAAAAAATAACAAATTCATAAATTCAAAAATTCAGACGGATGAATTCCTCAATTTATTTAATTCTTCAATTTCTTTCCCATGCGTCTCTGTTTTTTGCGTCGTGGAGCGCACAGACGGAACAGTATTACGTAAGCTCTTTACCACAAACTGGTTGAATTACGGCTAAGTGTGCGCCGCCTGTGCGCCAGAGTGTTCCCTGTACTGCTTCATCGGCCAGATCGTGAGTCGCCGGACCTAAATTCAGGCCGAACATATAAACGTCAATTTATTTCAATCGTCGCGAGTCATCTGCCATGCCCCTCGATCTCCTCGAAAAAATGCGAGCCAAGCGTGCGGCGCTCGGCGAAACACTGACCGCACCCGCTGGCACCGCCGTACTCGCCCCCGAAGACGCGGCAGCACCATGCCCCACCTGCGGAGCATTTGAGTTCTGGCAGGACGCCTACCGCCACGTCGCCTGCCTCGCCTGCCAGCCGCCGAAGTCCCAGGCCATGGTTCGTCGGCTGCTGATCGCCACGCCCGATGGTTGGCAGCAACCGATCCCGCGCGTCGACGACCTCAACGAGTGGTTCGAATCACTGCCGGTTCCGCCGGATCCTAGCGCCAAGCGAGCCCCAGTTGGCACCGTGCCGTGCTACTGGTGCGGCGGCCGGCGGTTTTATCGCAGTCGCCAGCCGACCAAATTTGCGCCCGTCGTTACCTGCCTCACCTACTATCCGATCCCAGCACCGCCGGCCGCCGAGTGCTTCGAGCTGCCTGGCGCCGGGCCACCAGCCGAGCCCGATGCTCTGGCTCGCTGGGTCCGCGCACTGCGGCCATCGGTCATTCCCGCCGGCCTGCGACTCTGGCGATGGGCGACGATCAGCGATCCCGCGCGACTGGTCCACTGGCTCCAGGCTTCGATTCATGGCGGGGCGTCGAGCGCCGAGGCGCGCAGGGTGGCAGAGAGATTGAAGGGGTTGATTAGTGGACAGGCGAACCAGAAAAGGTAGTGTACAGATACCACAAAAACGCTGGCCGCGTCGAAATTGGCCAGAAAAGCCGCTTTCAGGCCCAAAAATCAGGCCATAAACCCTTATGTGGCAACGACTTAAAATATTCAATCAGGGCTTGTTTTTGGTCGATGACTAAACTATAGTTTAGTCAGTTCTTTGACAATCTAACTTCCCTTTGGCCAAATTTCCTTATGGCCATTACCTGCCCCAGTCCAGAACGATCATGGGGCCGATGGGTTCCTGGTCTTTACCTAGTCTTTCCAGTACGTTCACCCGAACAGCCCGTCAGTCTCACCGTTCTGGGCGATTGCCAGCGCGTCTTAGTTAATCAAAACCGAGCAGGGGGGCCGGGCTGATGTGCATCAACCCGAGCTGAGAATTGCGTCTCTGGCGAATCATCGCCTTACCCTGATCTTGGAATCACTGATTGCGAGCGAAACGAGCAGCAGAACGGGCGGGACTTGCGAGTAGCCCCCAGTCGGCGCGACCTAGCCGATGAGCAAAAACGAAGGGCGAAAGCTGGCGAGTAGTGATCGCCAGACAATAGCGTCGTGGAAGTGACGCCAAACAAAAGTCGAATCTGTAGCATCGCACCAGCCGCATGTCGCACGAGTACCTACGGGGAAAGAGTCAGTCGAAGCCGCCCGCGAGAATGCAAGAGCCCAACGCCAAGCCGCACACTTGGCACCGGGCGAATCTCCCTCTCGCCTCTGCGATGCCGATAGCACAAACCCAAACGGATCAATCGATCCTTCGCAACGGACTGAACGGCGCCAGTCGCCATGTCCGCACGAAAGCCGAGCCCATCCATAAATGAATGCCACCGAGCATTAAAAACACCGGGCTGCCGAGTAGTGCTTCCAGCGTTGCTAGCCATGGGAACCATGGCGGTAGGAATGCGGCACCAGTCGTGAATGACGTTCCCCGATGCTCTCTGGGAAAGAGAGCCAGAACTAGCAGGGGATAAACGACGGGACCGAAGTGCAACACCACAGATCAAATCGACCACCTACGCATCTACCTTCCAAGTAGATGCGAGAGTGTTCACCCACCTGGCACCGGGCCGCGTGGTTGAACAACCTCGCATCCTTTTCATTAAGCAAGGGAGAACGAAATGAAGAAAAGTACCACTATTCGCGCCGGCCGCCGCATCACTGCCAAGGCCCGTGGCGATCGTCAATGCAAGCCGTACCGCGATGCACTGAATCCAACGTATGCCGTTCGATGGGTTGATCGGATGGGCCACTCGTTTGTGGTCTATGGCGATTGGATTAACGCATCGAATCTGCTTGACGATTTGCGAACTGCCTCTTCGGTCAAGCAAGTAAAAATGGAGCTGGCGAAGTGAAACGTCTCAACCACAACCACCTATCCGTCAACGACGTGCAGGCCGAGATTCGCAAGAAACTCGCCGGCCGCTACGTCAAAGCTCTCAAGCGCACCGTCAAGCCGATGCCCGCCCAGGTCGACTATCGCAAGCTGTCGCTTCGCGAGCTTCGCCGGGTGGCCATCGAACATCTGGCCCTGATCTATGGGCCGCGATGCAAGTATTCCGTCACCGCTCGCCAGCCATGGTTGACGCTCGATCCGATCACCACGGCCGCAGCGATCACCACAGTCCAAGCTGTCGTTGCCGAGATTGGGCGCCGCACGCATCTGTCTGCCGAGATTCGCCAGCAGACCGCTGGCCAGTTTCGCGATGCCATTTTGTTCTGGCTCAATTAAGCCGGGCTGGCACCATCTTTCCTCAAACCCTAGTTCAAGGGAATTCACGCAATGGCTTACAGCCTCACTCTGCAAAAGCATTCCGCCCGTCAACTTCGCCCGGACGCCGTTCGCAAGCAGATCGACCGCATCGTCAGCCGCGCCATGGCTGGCCGTCGCGGTCGCCAATGGATACCGAGCGGCCACAAGCGAACGCCGGAGCCGATCGCCATCAATGGCAGCGGTTACGCCTACCGCGTGTCGATGTCATTCAAGCCGCAAGGCCGCAAGGCCGAGAAATCGGTCCTGGTCGAGCGGTTCGCGGAACTGGTGCGGATCACCAAGCAGGCCGCCAACAGCCCTGGCTGGGAAGTGGTCGACGACGACGCCGGGTCTGGCACCAACGCCGCCGCCGCGAACGCGATTCCTGGCCGCAATGGTCACAGCGAAACGCCTCTGATTGACTCGATCAGCCCGCGTCGGGCTTACGCCAAGGTTCGCATGGACCCTGATCGCTCGAAGTTTTTCGAGAACATCTACGCCCGCGACCCGCAAATCGCCCTGGTCCTGTCGGCGGTCGATGCCGCGGTGAAGTCCAACTTCCAGAACCGCTTCCATGCGGTTCTGTACGGGCCGCCCGCCTGCGGAAAAACACAAATTTTAAACTGTGTCGCCGACATGGTGGGCGAAGAGTCCGTGTTGCGATTCGACTGCACGTCGACCACCAAGGCCGGCGCTGAGAAGATTCTGCTCGAAGCCGCCGAAGTGCCGCCTGTGATGATCTGCGAAGAGATTGAGAAAACCGATGAAGCATCGCTTCGCTGGTTGCTTGGCTTGCTCGACCATCGAGCCGAGATTCGCAAGACCAATTACCGGGTTGGCACGCTGCAACGCAAGGTACATGTCCTGACGCTGGCCACGGTCAACGACATCGCGCTGTTCGAGTCGGTCATGGACGGGGCCTTGGCGTCGCGATTCTCGCACAAGATTTATTGCCCGCGACCGGACAAGACGGTGCTGCGTCGCATCCTTGAACGCGAGATTGCCGCGACCGATGAAGATGGCAAGCCGCTCGGCAAGCACGAATGGATCGAGCCGGCGATCGACTACGTGGTCGATCGCGAGAAGTCGAACGACCCTCGCCGCGTCATCACCGTTTGTCTGTCGGGTGGCGACAAACTACTGACCGGCGAATATCAGAAGTACCTGGATGCCGCCCGCGACCCGCGTTTAGATGGAAGGAAAATGTAATGACGAAGATTGAATTCCTCGTGCTGTGCGGTGCTCGGATGATCGATCCACAGATCGCTCTGGAGAATGAGAGCATTCGCGAAGCCGTCAAGAGCGGTGACGCCGAGCGAGTAAGGGAACTGCTCGACAGCGAGTTTTGATCCGCACCGAAAATTGGCACCGGGCCAGCTCACTTCGAGCTGGCCTTTTTCATTTCTGGAGCAATGAATCATGAGACTTGTAGTCGTCGCTTCGCACGTCATGCAGATTTCGCGCACGCCGGCACCATGTCGCTTGGACCTGTCGCCGATTCCTGGCCTTCGCGTGATCGTCGCGATTCAACCAGGCCCGACGCTGGCCGACGCACCGCCGGGCACCTGGGACATCTGCCACGTCAACGGCAAGGCAGTTGGCAATCGCTCTGGAGCCGTCGCGGAATTCGCGGAGCTAGTTGAGCAGGCTTACAACGCAGCCATCGCAGCGGACTTCGAGCCCTTCAAGCAGCAGCTCGCCGCCGATGAATCCGAGCGAAAGAACGCTTTGGAGTGTGCCGTCCGGCAGCTCGACTTGACCGCTGGTTTTATCCGCGAGGCAACCAGCGCCGCCTCATGGCTCGACGTGGCCGGCGGCTGCGAGAAGCAGGCCAGCGTGTGCCGCAAGGCACTGGCGACCATGACCGATGAACAGCCGGAAGAAGTTGTGTATGCACCGGATACTGAACCCTACGGAGTGTGATCAATGGCAATGTATCTATTGCGATGTCAGTACGGAAGCCACCGATACTGGCGGGCTATCCGCTTGGCCTTGGCATGCACCCACGACGAACTTCCGCGAGAAGTCGCCAGAAAGGCCGGCGTGAACTTACTCCACGTTGTCGCCCTGGAAGTCGTACCGAATCTGCAAGTTGCTCACGCCTACGGTGTTGAGTGGATTGCAGGCAGACCATAGGCCCATCACGTAGCTGGGCCAAAAAACGAGCCCGGTCGAAGCGCCACTTCGCCGGGCTCTGTCTCATTCCCCTTTCGACAAGGAGAACTACCTATGGCAACTGTACGCAATTCACGCCGCTCGATCAAACTGCCCGCCCCGCCAGTCGCCGCCGCCGGCCCGGCACCGAAAAAGGTTCCGCCGCCGACCGCTGATCAGATCAGCGAGTACAAGCGAGTCTCAGCCGAGCGTGCGGAGCTGGATCGGGCCAGTCGATCGCTCAAGAAAGCCGAAGAGTTGCTTCGCGATCAGATCATGGACTGGATGAAGCAGGCGGGCCGCACCAGTGCGACTCGCTGTGGCTTCAATCTGGCCATCGTCGATGGCGCTCGATACCCGTCATGGAAAGACGAATTCGTTCGTCTCGCCGGCGAGGCCGCGGCCGAGGCCGTGACCGAGCGCACCGCACCGAGCAAGAGGCTGATCGTCGAGTAGTTCGGCTGTCAGCATCCTTCAAGCCGGCGGCTTCGCCCTGCCTGACGCGATTGACCACATGTCACGCACGACGCATGAGGCAAGCCGCCGGCTGTTTCTTTTCTCTCTCTGTTTCCTAAAAACCCTAGTGGAGTTTCATCATGTTGTTTTTGCTCATCGAGAACCCCGGCGTGGCACCTGTCGAGGGATTCACTATGCTTGGCGTTTCGACGACTCGCATGGACAGCTCGTCCAGCAACCTGATCGGTCAGTTCGGCTCCGGCGCCAAGCAAGCGGTTGGCCTGCTGCTGCGACACGACATCAACCCGACCGTCTACTGCGGCACCCGCAAGCTGGAGTTTCACCGCGAGCCGAAACCCGTCACCGATGGCCTGCTCTCGCATGAGTACGGAGCGGTCGTCTGCAACATGTCTGGCAAGGATGAACGCTCTGGCAAGTCTGGCCGCGTTCGCCAGGAACTGGGCTTCGTGCTGGAGCACGGCGTCCACGACTGGGATAACTTGGCCATGGCCATCCGCGAGTTTGTCAGCAACGCACTCGATCGTGCGACGCGGGAAACCGGCACCTGGCGCAATGCCGTGATTGACGTGGTGGACGAATCGAAGATGCGAGCCAAGGCTGGCCACACGCGAGTCTTTGTCCCGTTAGCACCGGAGATCAGCAAGATTCACCGCGAGCTACCGAAGCGGTTCTTGCACCTGGGCGAGCCGGACAGCCTCACCAAGCGTGTGTTGCTCAAGACCGATCGCAACATGGATGGTCGAAAGTCGGCTGCCATCTATCGCAATGGCGTGTTCGTTCGCCAGATCGACGACGAGCGCCCCAGCTTGTTCGACTACAACCTGGGTGACGACCTGCGGATGGATGAAAGCCGCAACGTCAATGATTCCTCGTGCGAAGATGCCGCCTCGGTCGCTTTGGCGAATGCAGATGCCGCCACGCTGGTCACGCTGTTTCGGGCCATCGTCGACCCGGACAGCCCGGACTACTGGGAAAAGGATTTCTCGTCCTATGACCTGATCGAGCCTATTCGCTACGGTAGCAGCGAGAAGATCAAGGCCATAAAGGAGAAGTGGCAGGCGGCCTGGAAACTGGCGGTTGGCGATGGAGTCGCCTGCATGCCGATCGACTACGTTGTCGATTCACTCGCCTCGAAGGGATACCGGACGATCACCGTTCGGCAATCCAACTGGTACGAAGTGTTGCAGCGTTATGGCATCACGACCGATGTCGATGTCATGACCAAAGATGAGCGGGAAGGCAAGCAGATGCTGCCGCCGACCGACGACACGCTTGCCGTGGCCAATGAAATCTGGGGCGAGCTGGAAGCTCGCGGCATGACCAATGGCAAGCTGCTGCCGGGCATCCGCTGCTACATGATGTTGACCGACAACGGCGGAAAGCAGACGCTGGGATACCACTTGATGGGCACCAGCGAAATCTGCATTCACGCGGACATCGCCACCGGACGCAGCGCGATATTGCATTACGTCATGCTTGAAGAATTGGCCCATTACATCACCCAGGCCGGCGACTTCACGCGGGACTTTCAGAATTTCGCGTTCGGCTTGGCCGCCAAGCTGCTGATGGAGCGACAGGCTGTCGAGGCATAGCCGGACCTGACGCCAGAGTTTCGTTCGTTTCTTCACCGAGCCCCGCATGGCCGCAGCCATGCGGGGCCTTTTCATTGAAAGGTCACTGCCCATGTTTATTAAAGGTCATCCGCACGCCACGAAAGCCGATTGCAAGATCGTTCCGTTGCATTCGCTCTGCGATCCGCTTGTTAAAGAGTTGTGGTTTCGCGGCCAGCGGATGTTTACGGCACTGTCGATGCTCGTGCTCGACCCGAAGATTGTGGCATTCCTGAATGAGCACGATCCGCAAGCATTGCGGCAGGCTCGCGATGCCTTGTTCATTGCGGAACACAATGGCAGCGCCGAGCTGGCCGACAAGGAACCCGCTGAGCAGACGCCGGAGCCCAGCCGCGATTTCTTTATGAGCAGGCAAGAACTCTACCGCCGACTCAAAGACATTGCCGACAAGCTGGTTGTCGCGGCTGACGAGCTGGTTGTTGATCGCCTTGTGACTGGCCGCTATGTCCGCGCGATCTGCATGTCATTGGTCAATAGGTCCGCATGGTTCCAACTTGAGCCGCGGCCTGACGATAAATGGCAATTCACGTTCAAGACCGGCGAAGGACTGGAGCAGTTGATCGATAAGACGATTCGCGATTGCGACCTAGACGACGCCAAAGATACCTGCGGCGGCGACTTTGCTGGCGGGCCACCAGGCAGCAGCCATCGTCACGAGGGAATCGAATGCGCGCACTGCGGTGAGATGATCCAAGAAGAGTCGGACGGCGAGAGTACGCCGCAAGGCTCAATGCACGCCGAGTGTGCATTCCAACACGAGAAAGAAAATCCGGACGAGTGGTGACAGCCGTCGCCCGCTGTCCTTCATTTCCGAAACCCTAGTTCGAGGCACCTACCATGATGATGACTCTTTCCACCGGACAGTCCTTCGACAGCGACATGTCCGACGCCACTGCGATTGCTCGCCTCTGCGACATCGCCGACGAAAAGGCCCTTGGCACACCGCCGCGGGCGCTTGAATTCGCCAAGTCGCTCGTTACGTCCTGGCGGCGCTACGGCAGCCTGACCGAGCGGCAGTGGCCATACGTTCACAAGCTAGTCAACGAGGCAATTGAGCGAGCCCAATCGTCGGGCGTGGCACCAGAGAAGCCGACTCACAAGGTTGGCGATTTCTCGCAAGTCTACGCCATGTTCCAGCACGCCGCCGAGTCGCTTCGCAAGCCGAAGATCAGCTTCGACCTGGAGAGCGGCGACCGCGTGCGGTTGTACCTAGCCGGGCCAAACAGCAAATACGCTGGCTCGATCATGGTCACTGACGATGGCCACTTCCCCAACAACCGCTGGTACGGGCACGTCACCAAGGGTGGCGTGTTGGTCGAGGGAAAGAACAGCGATCAAGACGTGATCGCTTTCCTGAAACGCTTCGCCGCGGACCCGGCCGAAGTCGCTGCCGAGTATGGCCGCGAGACTGGCAATTGCTGCTTCTGTGCCAGGCCGCTCACTGATCCGCGTTCTGTGGAAGTGGGCTATGGGCCGGTGTGCAGTGAGAAGTACCAACTCCCTTGGGGATGAACCATGGAAACGAAGCACAAACAAAAGATCAAGCCAGTTCGCCCCAGCGAGGCTTACGTTGGGATGCGGGTGAGAGCGTTACAAAGCCTGAACTTGCCTCACGTCGGAGCCACGATCGAAAGGGTGGACGACATCGTTAAGCCGCTGTATCGCGGCGAGATTCGCATGGTGCTCCTGAAGTACGACGACGGGTGCGGTAATTGGCACACGCTCTGGTCGGATTGCAATAGCGACGAAGTTATTCATCCGCCGACTTAAATCATCAGGAGCAAAGGAATGCTCGCCTCTCTCTTCTATCTACTGCTCGGCCTCGCGGCCGTGCTGGCGATTTTGGATTCCCATGAATAAACGAACGGAGTAGCCAATGCACCTTCACCAGATCGAAGCCGAAATGGATTACCTGGAAAACCAACCACGTTCTCGTTCCATCTGTCAACTCTACGAGGCCATGCAACGCGAGCTGCGGCAATGCACAACCGACGCCGCTCGCGACGCCTGCTGGTCTAAAGGCGCCAGCGACATCCAGGCTGCGGCAGCCAAGCTGACCCGCAAGCTGAATCCGCTGGAGCGAGTGATCGTTGACAACGTGAAGTGAGCCGCCGCGATGCGGCCGGTCCTGAAACCCCTAGTGGAGCATTGACCATGAAACAATTGAAGCCATGGACCATTACACAACTGTACGCCGCCATGCAGCAAGACCGCGTGAATTATGGCGGCACCGCATCCGAGCGAGGCATGGCCGAGGCCATCTGCATTGGCGAGATTCGCGACTTGGCACGCAAGATTCAGGCCGAGCGAAAACTGACCCCTGGAGAACAATCGATCCTGGAGAACCTGCGGATTCGACTGTGACCGCTGGCTCTCGATTCCCGTTTCCAATCTCGTTTCCAAAAACCCTAGTGAGGAATGAAGCCATGACACTTACCCCCAACCAGCATGCGGCCGTCGAGCAGTTCGCGCAGAGTCGATACGACGACGAAATGGCCTACTATCGCGAGTACCGCGCCGAGCAGCTCGCCAAGATCACGCCGGAGCAGCTTGCTGAATACAAAGAGAAGCTGCGTAGCGAGGCTCACCAGTGGGTCGAAATCATCCTCGATCCCGACCGGATGATGGAGCGGCATAGCAAAGGGTTCCTGCATCCCAGCAACAAAAACTGGCGAGCGCTGTTCACTGCATTCACTGGCGTCGAGCTGCCGAACACGGTCGCTGGCACCGACGCCGCGTTCCGCAAGTACATTGGCCACGAACGCTATGAAGCGTTCTTGCAAGGCCGCCGGGATGAGCGCGAGGCGAAGGAGCAGCAACGACTCGCCGACAAAGCCGCCGAGCGACAGAAGCGGATCGATGCCATCGCCGCCAAAGTCAAGCAGGGCGAGTACGTCTCCGGCGACGATCTGGTCGACTTGCTGCGGCATCTGGAAATCGACATCCATCCGCGCACGGTCGGCACGCTTCGCAAGCGCGTCGTCGAGATCAAGGCCGATCAAGCCAGGATTCGCGGCAGGGGGCTGCCGAACGGAATGTATCACTTGTATCAAGCCGCGCAGCTCAAGCTGGCCGGCTAATCAAACGGGAGCGACTTAATGCACCCAGTCATCCACAAGATCCGCTTGCTCACTCGTGGGCAAGCGTGGATCAACGACCACACAAAGCTCTCTAAGTCGAGCCCCAGCGGCCGCCAGTGGCGAAGCTACTTAGCCCATGGCGCCCGCGAAATAGTTCGGCGAGAGCTGCAACAACTTCGGAGGAATCGCAAATGAAACTACCAGTATGGCATGTCGGTCGTGCTGATAGTGGCGGATTCGTCACGCTGGCGGGCGTTAGCTCAGTGATCGCGTACCTGATTAGTCGTGACGCTGGCCGTCCGCTGCGGTGGCACCACAACAAGCTGCACACCGCACCATATCGCGGTCGACAAGCCTTTGTTGTCGACCAGTATTATCGCGGCAATTGGCATGAGCCATCGGCCGCTGACAAGCAATGTATCTTCGACGCTCTCGTCGAGCATCGAAACTCCCTGCCGCTGTGGCGATACAGGCACGTCCGGGAAATGTCGTCGGCGTATAAGCGAGCATTTTCTCTGCTGAAAGAGTCCGACTCGAACCGCATCCGCATGAATCGGATGTCAGAGGGGCTCGGCCTGGCTGGGTTCCGTCGTGAGTTTATGCAGGCGCTCAATCGGCGAATCAATCTCAAAGCCGACCACGAGCCGGACTTTCGCAAGTGCTTCCCGGAATGGCAGCAATCGGCCTACCGGGACTCGCGGCGGATTCGTGGCCATCTAACTAGCCGTGTCGCTGTGCATACCTTGGAAACCAAAGAGGCATGTGAGCGATTCGGGCACATCGTAACGGAGTACCCATGATGGCGTACCTTCACATTCCTATTCAGTTTGCAGTTGGCATGCCCGGCGTTTCTCGAATGGATTTCAAGTTACTCAGTGAAGCTATCGAGAAAAGCAAGCCGGTTGATTGCGAACAGAGTGTCGACGAATTAACGCACTGGCTGCTTGCCATGGCTGTTGAGTCACTGGCTGACAAGCCAATTGTTCTCAAAAGGCTCAGGTGCGGGCAACGTGTATACTTCACGCTTGCAGTAGACGGAACCGACTGGGGTTCAGAGATTGCCAGACTGGAGGCGGCATGGCTCAACTGAGAATTCAGCGTCGTGCCGACAAGTCCTGGTGGGTTACTGGTGGCAGTTGCAATCTAGGGCCGTATGTGACGCGAGCAGCGGCGAGAGCTGTCGCCAAGGAATTAATTATTAAGGACATGGGGAGGAGGAACTTCATTAAAGGCGAGTTGTGGCGCCCAGTTGTCGGGTTTGAGCAAGTGTATTCAGTATCCAATCTTGGACGACTAAGGAGAGATGTTGGATATAAAGGTGGGTACGCCGGCCAACTTCTCAGTCCCGGAGTATCTGGAGAATACTTGACCGTCAAGCTATGTAATGGGTCGCAAACGCGACTTACGAAAGTTCATATTCTTGTCTTGGAAACTTTTATTGGTCCCAGGCCACAAGGCTATGAGGGGTGTCACAGAAACGGCAATCCGCTTGACTGCCGACTAGACAACCTTCGGTGGGGCACAGTTAGCTCAAACCAAATGGATCGTGTTAATCATGGGACATCAAACCGTGGGGAAAGGCATGGAATGGCCCGATTGAGCAATGAAGATATTAAGCGGATACACAACAAGATCGAAAGAGGCATTAGCTTGTCGGTAATAGCCAAGACTTTCGGTATAACAGTTCGCCATGTAAGGCGGATTAAGTCAGGAGAAAGGAGACAATATGGATAACGAAGCAACCACGGCTGATTTACTCGAAGCATCTTTCAAGGCCCGCAACGCTGGCGACTTCGACGAGGCTCAGCGCCTCATGCAGATTGCCATGCGACGGCCGGACGCCGATCGGGCAGTTTACGAGAGGTTTCGCATGAAGCCGCAAGCCGTTCACGTTCTAGTTGACGACGCGGATGGCATTCCGCACTTCGTTCGCATCGCCGAGTAGCCGCTGTGGCACCGGGCAGCCAACTTCAAAAGCTGGAGAGCAAGTCATGTTGGTCGAAGATTTATTGCTTTACCTGAAACGTATGCACCCAAAGGCCAAGGTCGTCGTTAATTATGGCGATCGATACCTACGGGCAACTAATGCTCGGCATTTCGAGGAAGATGCCGACAAGGAAGATTTTAACGAGCACGGCATCGACGATGACATGGACGAACCCATAACATCCAACGCCTGTGTGATCGAAATGGAGTAGACCAGCTGCCGCCTGGCGGCATTCACGTTTCCTTAAACCCTAGTGGAGAATTTCATCATGGCACGACGTTCCTTCCTTACCGACCTGCCGCCGGCTGACGCCGAGTCCTACAAAGACATTCGCTGGGTCACTTACTCGTACTCTGCCACTGGCAGAGTCGGCGTCAAGTTGTGGGTGGGCCGGGCTCGAAAGCCGACTGCTCATTACTACTTCGACAACGCTGAAAAGGCCGCCGCCTTCATACGCAAGGAAAAGGGGTCGGCTGATTCTCGCGAGACTCACAAGTCTGCTCGCAAGGGTCGCCGCGCCGCCGACATCGCTAAGATGGTCGAGATTATCAACGTCGGCACACTATTGCATTGCTCGTGGGGCTACGAGCAAACAAACTGCGACTTCTATCAAGTCACCGAGAAAAAGGGCTGCACGATCACCATGCGGGAGATCGGCAGCCGCACCGTTCCTGGAAGCCAAGGTGACTACAACGGCATGGCCGATCGTCGCATGCCGGCTCGTGACAAGTTTATTGGCCCGCCGATGCGAAAGACGATTGGCGAGGGCGGCATCCGCATGAGTCACGGCTACGCCACACCGACTGGCGACAACGAGGCTCATTATTGCTCGTGGTACGCCTGATCTACCGGGCGGCTGACTGTTGGGCAGATTGCTTTTCATTAAACCTTAGTTCTGGAGCATAACCATGATCGTTATCACCCCCAGCGTCCTGAAAGATCGCGAGGGCACCGTTAAGACGAAGTACGGCGAAGTTGAGTACGACGTAAGGTCCGAAGAACAGGTTTACATGAGGTTCGATTCGCTCACGATTAACGGCGTCGAGTATCGTGGTAACGTCGACTTAGAAAAGGTCGATCGCAATCATTATCACGACGCGATTCGCCACAGCGATGGAAAATTCTTCCGTGCTCGTGACTACACACGTCGGACGCAATACAAGCCGGGTGGATGCGACGACAACCCGACTGATGTCGCTCGCAAGACAGTCAGGGACATCGCCAAGGCGGTTCTGCTGGCCGTTCATCCGCTCGCATTTGCTCGTGGCCGCGTCTTTCAAATCGAGGGTCAGGTCCGCATGCGGGAAAGCAAGGTTGAATCGCTCGAAAAGGAACTGACTCAAGAGCAGGAGTCGCTTACCGCAATCAAGTCCGAACTGGAGCGATCGCAAGCGGAAGCGAATCGCCTCGGCCTGCGATTTGAGCGCAGTTTTAAGCTGCCGGTCGCTGCCGCTAGCATTTAATAACCATCTTCCCATCACCGCCGCCGGGCGTGGCATCAGTCGCGCCCGGCGGTTTTCTTTTGGAGCAATCAACCATGCCAACCCTAACCCGCATTCACAACGTAGCCCCGATCTGCGGCGAACCAGGGCGATACGCACTGCACGTCGCGATGTTCGACAGCAAGAGCCAGCGACTACTGGCCACCGATAGCCGGATCGCGATCGCCGTGTCGGTTGACAATGCAGCCAATGAGCCCGACAAGGTTTTCGAGGCTTGCCACCTGGAGCAATTGACGGCAAAGCGAGCAACTAAATCGCTGGCTCTCGAAAAAGTGATCGCCCTAAAAGACCCCGGCAAGCTCCCGCCGGTCGCTAAGGTCATCGAGTCCGTCACTTACAACTCCGTGACAGTCCTCTCGACGGAAACGCTCGGCAAGCTGCTCGAATATGCCAAGCAAGCCGAGCTGCCAGAAATTGCCCTGCTGCTCGACATCCAGCCAGACAATGGTATCGGCATCTCGCGGGGCACGCTCGGCTTTGTGCTGCCGCATGGCGACACTGCAATCGTTGGCGCCCTGTCAACGCTCGTGCCGGAAGAGGATGCAGGCAACACGATTCGCGACGCCGTTGCCTCGTGGGCCAATGGCACCGGCATCCAGTCGAGCGAATTCAAGTCGTCAGGAAAGCGAAGTAACGCGCCTCGCAAGCCGCGCGACGATACGCCGACTCCGAAGGCCCTGTTTGCCGCCATTCACCGCGGCGACGTGAACCGCGTTCAGGATTTGCTCGCTCGTGGATTGTCGCCCAACTGCGAGCACGAAGGCTTCCAGGCCATCTGCAAGGTGTGCTGCTACAAGAAGCCGGAGCATCTGCTGATCTTGAGCGAACTGCTCAACGCCGACGCAGACGTGAATCTACGGGCCGAAGATGACCCCTGGACCGCGTTGCATTACGCCGCCTACTTCAACGCCGTCGACAACATCCAACTGCTGCTGGAGCACGGAGCCAAGCAGATCAAGGATACCGATGGCATGACCCCGCATGCCGTGGCAGTCGACAACCAGGCCGAGGCCGCCGCGGCACTGCTCCAACCGAAAGGCAAAGGCCGCAAATGATCCGAGCACTACGCCGTGGGCAGCTTGTGCGTCACGAAACCACCGGCTTCATCGGCCGCGTCGTGCGTAACAAGCTGCCCGACCGCCAGGGGCGACGCGCGACGCTGGTTCGCGAAGTCGACTTGGAAAACGTCATCGTGCATGGCCGCAATCCGCCGGGCTACCAGGGCCAGGACCAGTGGCTATGGGACCATGAACTGGAACTGATTCAAATTCGGAGATTGACATGAGCCAGGAATTCACACGCGGCAAGCTTTACTTGGCAGAACGCCAGCAATGGAACGCCGACGTTCGATTCATTCGCACGGACCACGACAAGAGCGGCGTCGTGGGGCTCACCGGCGACAACGATGGCCGTCTCGTCGTGGCCGCATGGAACAGCTACGTCAAGCACTTTGGCGAGCGAGCAACAGAGTGCGCTGAGGCAGACATGATTGGCGAGTTGCGTGAGGCGCTTCGGCAGTGTCACGACCTGCTGGCCGACAGCGACGTGTCGTATTACATCAGCAACAACATAGGTGAGCAGGCTACCTTGCATCGAGCGCTTAATGCCGCTCGCCGCGTGGCTAGCAAGCTTACCATCCTGGAAAGCGGTGCATCGTGAAGTACATCAGCTTCGGCGACATATCCACCACCCGCTGCTGGCTCTCATTCGAGCGCCGTCCGCTGGCATGGTGGCGTTGGTTCGTGTCATTCGGACCAACGTACTGCGGCACGACGCATGGCCTTGTAATTGGCCTGCCATGCGTTGTGGTTATCGGCCATATTCGCGACCTGAATTGGAAGGCTGGCGAGTGATGACACGACCCAAGCGACTAACGTGCTGCTGCTGTGGTGACGAGGCGATCGGCAGGCAGTGGTGGAATCGCGACGCTGGCTACGGATTGTGCGTCGGATGTATCGCGACGTGCGATGCCGACATTCCAGTCGGCGAGACGCATCCGAGCTATGGCGTCCGTGGTTTCCATTATGACATCACCCCAGAGCCGTCCGCAGAAGTGAAGCGGTTCATCGGGGCTTACATTTAAGAGAGGCAGTAACAATGACGATCTGGAAGTTTACATTCCCAATCAACAATGCCGTCGTGATCGAAATGCCGGCCAATGCTCGCATCCTACATGTCGAATGCCAGGATGGTCAGCCATGTCTCTGGGCTCTGGTCGATCCAAAGGCACAGCGAGTTAGCCGCGTGTTTCATATCTTCGGCACCGGGCATGAGATCGACGAAGCCCAGTTGGCGACGCTGGAATTCATTGCCACGTTCCAGCAGACGCCGTTTGTGTGGCATTTATTCGGGCATAAGAAAGGCGGTGTATGAATGAAGGCTACGAAGCACACCTACAAGGATTTTGTAACTGGCAAGGTGAAGTGGACTCGTGGTCAATTCTCCGGCTGGACGGGACCGACAGGGCCACTGAATGCTAGATACGCCATATTTCGCAACCCGCATTCTGAAGTTCTTGTTCCTGCCTACTGCCTAACGCCAGAAACACGCAATTGGATCAATGATCGAGAAGCGTGGCAGCGGCGAGCTGACGCCGAATTCGTTCAGTGCTGGCCGGATGAAAAGGTCGCCAAGCGCATTACTCGTGTTGACGGTCGACATCTTTTTGCCGTAGCCAAAAATGTTGGTCACTTCTTGATTTTCAATACATCTGGACCCGGTATCCTGGATCGTGAGACGTTCCGAGACATCATCGCCGAAGCCCGCGAGCATAAGTTGGACATGCCTGTTTTAATTTACGGCAGCATCGCAACTTACATGGGTCCAAACATTGAGTTCATTCAGATCAGCAACAGAAAGGAATCCTTAAGATGAGGCTCGAAGGCCAAAAGCGCGGTGGTTTTTTCCCGGTTCCGCCCCCAGTCGTCGCTTCCATCGTCAAGCATCTTCGGCCGCCAACTGGCGGCCGTTTTGCTTTCCTGGACCCATGCTGTGGCGCTGGTGCTGCCGCCAAGCAGTTCGCCGACGCCTTGCATGTTCCGCCGGAGATGGTCTATGCCGTGGAGTTGGACCGCACCCGATCGCGCGAGGCCGCCGCCTTGCTCGAAGGGGCGACGGTTCTTTACTCCGACTTCAACTCGGTGTCAGTCAGCCCGCACAGCCGGTTCGGGTTCATCTGGTGCAACCCGCCTTATGACTTTGAGCTGGGCGGGGGTGTTCGCGTCGAGGGTCAATTCCTTCGCCGCTGCACCGATCTACTGGCGCCAGGCGGGGTGATGTGCCTCGCCTGTCCGGCCGACGTGATGACTCGATCGGACATCTGCGACACGCTTCTGGGGCGATACAGGCAGATCGCCTGGATGCCCTACCTGGCTGCTCACCGGCAGTACAAGGAAGTGGTCATCTTTGGCGTGAAGCGCGAAAAAGCAGAAGCCTCATGGCTTCGCAAGTGGTCGACTGAGGCGAGCGATTCCCCTGGACTGTACGCCATTCCGGCGACTCCAGGCCCCACGACCTTCCGCAAGTCGATGCTGACCGACGAAGAAGCCTGGGAAATGGTCGATCGTTCGCCGCTCAATCAGCACTTGCAACCGCAAGTCGATCGCGGCATCGCTCGGCCGCCCATGTCGTTAGGCAAGGGGCATCGAGCCCTATTGCTTACCGCTGGGCACCTGGATGGCATCGTGTCGCCGCCAGACGAGCCGCCACACGTTGTTCGCGGGACCGCCAAAAAGATCACCTATCTGGTGTCCCGCGATGAAGAGGAAAAAGAGGACGGGGCCGTGCAAACGACCCAAGTGTATTCGGAAAAAATCAGTCTGGTGGTTCGCGCCCTGGATCACCTTGGCAACATTATGACCTTCCAGGATGAAGCCGATGAGCAATCTAGCGAGGAAAACGACCATGAGCAGGGAAGCGACAGCGAAGAGTAGCGAGCCGGCAGTGGCACCACGCAAGCTGGGAACAGTCCAGACGGTCGCCAAGGGCTCGGACTTCACGCTTCGCTGTGCCGCGGCGGCCATCGATAAGACTGGCTACCGCAGCGAGCACCTGGCCATCCTGTCAGCCGTTGGGCCGTCCACGTCCGTCAAGGCGATGGCGGCCCTACTGCACAGCAAGGTGGGTCAGGTGCGATTCACTGGATGCGACCCGATCTACTACGGCTACTACCAGCCCTATGACAACGGCTATCGCATCTACAAGCACTACGTCTCCGAAGGGCAATGGCACATGTTGGCCATCGCCAAAGACAAACGCCTGATCCCGGACCTAACCGAGCAGGCGTTTTGGAATTTCTTGCGGAGTGAGCATATCACGACGCCGGTTCTGCGGAGCTGGACGCCGTGGATCATGCAAGCCGCGCTCGCCGATGAGCGCGGCTACCGCAACAGTCCGATCGAGAAACTGTCGTGCTTCAACTGCAACGCGGTGGTTGTGGTTGGTGGGACGGACTATTTTGACGACTTAGTAAGTCGCGGCGTTCGTGAAGGACATCTTAAGATTGTGGAATAAGGATCACGCATGATAGAGCGTCGAAGAATTCCTAATGCCAGCCAGTACGCCATTGGGTCAGATAGATCCATCTGGTCCGACGTATCCGGCTCGTGGAAGAAGCTCAAGATTCCAGGTAGTGGTGCGATCGGCTTTTACCGCAATGGAGTCCGTATCAACATCTACGTAAACACGATGTGGAGGAGGTTATTTCCAGAATTACTATCGCCACTTCCGCCTAGCAAGCCGGGAGTGAGGTACAAGTTAGTCCCTGGAAGGGAAAACTATGCTGCTGGAACGGACGGATCGATTTGGTCGATGATCTGTGGCGAATGGAAAAAGAGACGCCCAGCCAAAAATCCTATTAGTGGATACCTTGCCGTTTCATTGCAGTCTCCACCGGAGATGAGGTACGTTCACGACCTAGTGTTAGAAACTTTCGTGGGACCGCGACCGCCAGGGATGGTGTGCCGTCACTTTCCAGATCGCGATCGATCAAACAACAGACTCAACAATATTCAATGGGGGACACGGAACGAGAATTCAGCAGATATGTATGTTCATGGAACACAAAGCTATAAGCGAGCTGTCGGCGAAGATCAGCCGATGCACAAGCTCACGGAAATGCAAGTCAGAACCGCCTTTAACGACATCACGTCTGGCAGGCGGTCTGCTATCGATATAGCTAATAAATTGTGCGTGAATAAATCAACTATATACAGGATATTGAATGGAAAGGCTTGGAGGCATTTAGGTTTAGTGTCCTGAAACATTGCGTCACTCCTGAAAACCCTAGTGCAAGGATCAACTCAATGCTCGCGAACATCGATTCGCTCGATTCTTATTTGACCCAGTACGGCCCATTACTCGGCCGATCATCCATTAAAACACTTACGCCGCTGCACGTTCCTGGCCGCGACAAGCCGATTGAACTCGATTTCGATCGCAAGCCATTTGATCCGCAGTTGCACGCCGCCACCGCAGCAGCCAAGGCGCTGGAGCACAGCCCGGCGATTCTTATGGTCGCCGAGTGTGGCACCGGCAAAACCATCATGGCGATGGCCGCAATTCACGCCGCCATCAAGTTGTACGGCAAAGGCAAGCCGCAGCGCGTGTTAATCTTCTGCCCGCCCCAACTCACGCAAAAATGGCAGCGCGAGATCGAAGAAACTGTCCCCGGCGCTCAAGTTGTACAGCTCCGGTCGTTCCGGCAGCTCACTCGCCTCGATCGTCGCTCGCGCCCGACTGGTCCTGAATACTGGATCGTCAAAGAGACGACCGCCAAAGACGGCGCGGCCTGGGAGCCGGCGTACACGATCTGGAAAACCCGTAAGGGCTATTCAAAGGTTGACAAGTCGACTTGCCCGCAGTGCCCGAATTGCGGGCGGTTTATCCTCAACAAAAAGGGGTCGCCGATTCCGCCGAGCGAGCTGGCCAAGCGTCGCCTCTTCTGTGTCGGCACCGAAGAAAGTCCAGGCTGTGGCTCGCCGCTGTGGACCTACAATGGCGTCACGAAGAAATGGGCGCCAGCGGACTACATCAAAAAGCACCTGCGGGGATTCTTCGACTATCTGGTGGTCGACGAAATCCATGAAGAGAATTCGCCGACATCTGCCCGCGCCAACGCCATGGGCACGCTGGCCGCCGCTTGCCGCAAGGTGATCGGCCTGACTGGTACGCTCGTCGGCGGTTATGCGTGGCACCTGCGCACGCTGATCCTGCGCATCGCTCCACAATCCCTCACCGCCGAGGGTTTGCATTGGGGCAACGTGACGGACTTCAATCGCCGCTACGGCCGGATGGAAACAAAGGTCGTCACCACGAGCGACGCCGCGAGCGCTGACAACAAGCGATCGAAGGGCTCGCAGCGCACGATCCAAAAGGCCATCCCTGGCATCATGCCTACGCTGTTCGGCCGCCACCTGATCGACAAGTGCGTATTCCTCTCGCTGGACGAGTTGTCTGACAACTTGCCCACGTTCGAGGAAATCGTGATGCCGATCAAGATGGACCGCAAGCTCGCGGAAGCCTACCAGGAAACCGAAGAGGCGTTGCGCATCGTCGTCAAGCAGATGATCGCTCGCAATGATCGTCGCCTGCTGTCCGCCATGCTTGATTGCCTGCTGACTTACCCGGACATGCCGTATGGCTGGGACGAAGTGGGCTATTGGCAAAAGGTCGAGACGCCCAAGGGTATCCAGAATCACTTCATTCCGGTGGTCCAACCGCCGGACTTGGGTGAGTCCATCCGTGCGAAAGAGCAAGCCCTGGTCGAAACGATCCTGGCCGAGCATGGCGCCGGCCGGCAGTGCTGGGTGTACGTCACTTGCACCAACAAGCACGATGTCGCTGGCCGCGTGGAGCGTGCCCTACGGGATGCCAAACTCAAGGCTCGCGTGCTGCGGTCATCCGTCAGCACCGATGCTCGCGAGGACTGGATTAACGAGCACGCGCCCAAGCTGGACGTGATCATTTCACATCCCCGGCTGGTCCGCACTGGGCTCGATCTGTTCGACAAGCGAGGGCGACACAACTTCCCCTCGTTGTTCTTTCACGAAACCGGCTACGACCTGTTCACGCTGCGGCAGGCCGCTCGCCGTTCATGGCGGATTGGCCAGCACCTGCCATGCAAGGTGTTCTACTCGTTCTATGCCGGCACCATGCAGGCCCGCGCGATGACGCTCATGGGACGCAAGCTCGTGGCGTCCGAAGCGATCGAGGGTAAATTTTCGTCCGAAGGGCTCGCGGCCATGTCGGGTGAAGACGACGAGTCGATGCAAATCGCTCTGGCTCGCTCGCTCGTCAACCGCATGGATGACATGGACGCCGAGCGCGTCTGGTCGAAAGTCAGTCAGGTGCAAGGCAATGCTCACTTCAAGCCGCCGGCAGTGGCACCAGCCGCACCAGTGGCCGCATCATTGCCGCCTGCCAAGCCTGACAAAGCCGCTGGCCGTCAGCGAAAGCAGCAGCCGCAGCCGCAACCCGTCGTCGAGCAGTCCAAGCCGGCGGCACCCAAGCGGAAGATCACGTTCCGCGAGAAGTTCTTGTTTGACTAACCAATTCCAACACTAGGGGCTCCCGTCGACCTGGCGCGTCAGTTGTGGGCGCGCTGGGCGGCGGGAGTTTTTGTTTCTGCATCCGAAAGGAACCCAATGGTCGCACCCTCACTCCAGTACCGCGTCAGCACGTTCCGCCTCGCCGGGATCGAAGCCAAGTGGGGCCGCACCCGCAAACACGCACCGATCATTTTGGTGCGCAATCCCAACGCCAGCACCAAGCATCAGCGCGAAACATGGTGGGCCGTCCACCGGGACATGTTCGAGCGGATGCAGGAAGTTGGCGTGCTCCAGGCGTTCGACGAGCACACTGCCCTGGGTGATTTGTTTTCCATGCCGGTATAGAATTTCCTGCACTATCAATTACGATCGAAGTAGGGACACCGACGGCAGTGGCACCAACCAACACTGAGGAGGCACCATGTTAAAGAGCATCAGCATCCACTTACTTTGGGCGGCCGTCGCCGCATCATCAGCGGCTGGAGCCTACATTCTTGGCTTCCAGGACGCGATCGTGGAACGAGCGGAGAACTACAACATCGAACGCGAAAAGCTGCTCGATGGCGTGAAAGTCCAGCAAGTCACCTACCCAGCCGGCATGAGCAGGCTGTACCCGCACGAACTGACGTTCCAGACCATAGGGGATGTTACGATTGTGACAACCTACCTGGCGCTGGGTCCGGGGCGATGGGGCATTGACTCCAGCGTGCCCGAAGCGATCAACAGACTTCGCGAAACTGGCTGGGACGGCGACCGGGCGATCATCTTTCGCAATGAGCGGCCGGACAAGCTGAGTGAACCATGGCTTGACGGCGGCTACGTCCATTACTTCGGCACACTGACCATCGTAGACAGGATCGTCGATGGCAAGGAGGCAAACGAATAACGATCCTCGATCGAGGCACCCGCCATCGAGCGGGTTTTTTTATGCGCTTTCCCAAAACCTAGTTCGGAGCCCAACCCATGATCGAACTTTACACGTCCTGTTTTTCTCGCATCCGCACGCTGCCGCCCTCGATCGAGCCCGTATCGATTGCCCGCTGGCCAGCCCGCAACTTTCGCGGCAGACGCATCTACACCGTCGCGCCGCCGCCGCTGGCCATGAAAGCCAAAACGCACGAGGAGTACGATGCACTTTACTTTCCGATCTTCCATTCGCTCGACCCGCACGCATTCCTCACCGAGCTGACCGCGGGCCTGGCACCAGGATGCGAAGCGATCGCCATGCTCTGCTTCTGCGAGCCATTGGACTACTGCCATCGTCGCTACGTCGCCGAGTGGCTGGAGCAAAACATCGACGGCTTGATCATCCCGGAGTACGGCTTCGAGCGCGAGCAATGCGAGACATTCACCGAATGGACCTAGCGCGCACCTTGCGCAGATCGTTGACGGATTTTCAAGTCCGCATCGATAATCATCGCCGTTGAATGCAGATACCAAGCTGCGAGTCAAGCAATGGCAAAGAAACGTCGTAAGAGCGAACCGAGCGTGGCTTACAAAGCCGGCCGCGCCGTTCGCAAGGTCATTGACACTGTGAAAGGAGTCAACGTGGCGAAGAAGAAAGCGAAGCCGAAGGCCGCTCCCAAAAAGAAGCCGGCCGCACCGAAGAAGAAGGCCGCCAAGAAAAAGGCAGCCGCACCGAAGAAGGCCGCGCCGAAGAAAAAGGCCGCGCCGAAGAAAAAGTCCGGCGGCAAGAAGTCCGGCGGCAAGGGTGGCCGCATGGCCAATCTCGTCAAGCGTCACGGCAAGCGAAAGCTGTCCTCGCTGATCAAGTCTGGCCGCATCAACGCCAAGACCGGCGCCGGGCAGTAAGCCTCTCGCGTCCGTCTCTTCAACTCGACTGTTTCGCCAGGATCGCATCTAACTCATGCGATCCTGGCTGCTCTTTTTTTGTGCGCGTTCGGGGCTTCACCGATGGCTGTCGTATTCGACCAGACCATTAAGCGTCTGGTCCGTCTCGCCAAAGAGCACGACTCGATCCTCGTCAGCTACTCCGGCGGCAAGGATTCGCTGTGCGTGATGGACCTGTGCTGCTCTCTCTTCGCGCGCGTTGAAGCGTTTCACATGTTTTTCGTGCCGGGCCTGGCCCACGTCGAAGAACGCCTGGAGTACGCTCGCCAGCGATGGAAAATCGACATCCGCCAGTATCCGCACTGGGGCATGCTGCAATGCCTCAAGCACGGCACCTACCGCTTCCCGGACCCCGCGTTCGCCTCGATGCCCGACCTGAATGTCCATGACATCGAGCGGCTGGCCCTCTCTGACGCCAAATGCTCGATCGTGGCCCATGGTGGCAAGATGTCCGATTCGCTCTGGCGTCGCCGGACGATGAAAGCGCTCTCGAAGTCTCACCAGGAACGCATCTATCCGATCGAGAAATGGAACAAGTGGCACGTTCTCGCCTATTTGCAATCCAAGAAAATCCCCGTCCCATCGTCGGACGGGGCAACTTCTGGCGGTCTGGGGTTGACGGTTTCGAGCGTACTGTGGCTATATGATTCCTTCCCGGAGGATTACGAGAAAATCCGGCTTGTCTATCCATTCGTTGAAGCAATTGTTAAGCGTCGTGATTGGTATGGAATTGGAACGCATGCAGCAGCAAAAGACCGTGCCCGTCCAGTACAGGCCGATTAAGCGGTTCCCTGGCTATAGGGCAGGCGATGATGGCTCTGTTTGGAGCTGCCGGAAAGTCAGGGGCAAAAAAGGTGGTGGCTGCGAATCTTATTTAAGTGATACGTGGCATCAGCTTCGTCCAATTAAAACATCAGGCGGGTACTACCGAGTCAGCCTGTGTCGCGATGGCAAGAAAATACTTTGTTTGGTTCATCGCCTTATTCTCGAAGCATTCGTTGGTCCGTGTCCGCCGGGTCAGGAGTGTCGTCATAAGGATGGCGATAAGTCCGACAATCGGTTAAGCGAAATCAAGTGGGGCACGCCAATGGAGAATTATCGAGATCGAATCAGGCATAACACTCAGACTCGACACAACAAGGGCGAACTAAACGGCAGCGCCATTCTGACCACAGCTAAGGCGAGTGAGATTCGCCGCAAATATGCCGTTGGCGACATGAGTTACGCAATGCTCGGCCGTGAGTTTGGTGTCAGTGCTGCAACGATCGCCAACGTAATCAGAGGCAGAACATGGAACTAACTGACGAGACGAAGGCCAGGAAGCCCCGCAAGGCGAAGCAGCAGCCGCCTCAGCCGCCCAGTGAGGCCGGAGAGCCAGTCGTTGGCACCGGGGAGCCCGCAGAAGCCCCACAGCCATCACACGACGATCACACAGGCAGCCCACAGGCCGAGCCCGCAGAAGCCGCCGGCGACCCCTCTCCCTCTGAAACACCCTCTCCAGCCGCCGCGAAGTCCTCGCGCGCTAAAGACACTGCGCCCGCCGCGCTGACCGAGCTGGAGAAATTCACGTTCGAGGTCAAGCACCGGCGCGATCTCAAGCCGCACCCGAAAAACCCGAAAACCATCACGTCCAAGGCCCGCAAGAAGCTCCAATCGACGATCAAGCGCGTCGGCCTGATCGAGCCGATCGTCTGGAACAAACGCAACGGCTATCTCGTCGGCGGCCACCAGCGTCTCTCGATCATGGATTCGCACCACAAGGGGACCAACTACCGGCTGCACGTCGCCGTGGTCGACATGGACGAAAAAACTCACCTGGAAACCATGACCGCACTTTCCAACGCGCTCATGCAAGGCGAGTACGATCAAGACAAACTGAAATCTCTCTTCGCCGATGACAAGATCGGCATCGAGGAAGCGGGCTTTGACCTGGGCGAATACTACCGCCTCTTTGGCGACGAAGGATTCGAGGATCGCGCGCCTGACTTAGAGGACTTGGCCGAGAGAATCCGCGAGGCGACCGACCGCACCCAGAAGCAAGTCTCTTCCACCGGGGACCGCGACGATCCAGGCTTCTATGCCGTGCTCGTTTTCAAAGATCGCATTCAACGCGATGCCTTTGCCTGCGCGCTGGACCAAGGGACCGAGCAGGACCGCACGATCATCGACGGCCGCGGCGTGTTCGATTCGCTCTGCGCCATGCGCGTCATCCAGGCCGACCCGAAAAAGGCCGAAGAGCAACCCTATTCATCGATCCCTTGCTGCGATCGCTGCGGCGGCGCCCATGGTTACATTCCGATTCGCGAAATGACCGTGCCGACCGACACGCACAATTTCTGGGCTCTCTGCCCGGAAACGGGCGACCCGGTGTTCCTGTACTTTGACCCCGACGAAACAGAAGACGAAAACGATGGCGAAGACGAAGAAGAATAACCCCCGCGCGCGCTTCACCGACCCCGATGGCCGCGGCACGGACGACTATCTCTACTCGAATTTTGAAATCATCACCACGCCCAACGCTGGCCGTTCTGTGATCGCCCTGCGCGATTTTCTCCCGGACGAGCTGGTCATGCGAATCTACGGCCGGCTGATTCCAGACACCAAGCGATCGCCCTATGGCTCGCATTACTGCATGGAACTGGACGATCATCGCATGATCCTGGAGCCCTACATGCCGGGGGGCCTGGTCAACCACTCCTGCTCGCCGAACTGCATCCAGAACACCAATCCCAACATCCCACACTGTTGGGAGTTGCGCGCTCTGTGCTTCATCGCTACCGGGCAGGAATTGTGCTACGACTACGGCTGGCCGTTTCAAGGGGAGTTCCCGAAATGTCACTGTGGCTCGTATAACTGCCGGGGCTACATTGTGTCCGAAGAGGACTTGCCGAAGTTGCTGGCCGCCAAGCGAAGGAAAAAGGCGAAGCGAAGATGATCGACTTGCTTTTGCGGATCAACACAAGACTCGGTGTGTTTGATCTGAATTCCGATCGTGGTCGCTGTGGTTTTTTCTACGCACTAGGAATTGCAGTCGGTATCGCGGTTGGCACGTTCATCGTGTCGCCGTTTTTGATCTGCATGTTTATTTTGCAATCGAGGTCGCCGTGAAAAACTGGTGCGATCAATGTCGGAGCAGCGGCACCATGCCGGACCCATCGGCCCGCTGGTGGCAGTTCTGGCGTCGCGTGCCATGCAAGGTATGTGGTGGTGATGGAATCTCCAAGCCGCCTGGGTGGCCTGATCGCGAGGCAATGAAGTCACTCCGGCCGACTCCTTCGCCGCCGCCGCCGCCGATCAAGGTTTACCAGGGCAATGCGTGATGACCGAGCCGATCACCGACCCCCAGACTGGTCACAAGTATGTCACCACGAAGGACGGGAAGGTACGCACCCCCAAGTCCACGGCGAAGGATGTCAACGAGCGGGTGGCTGCTTGCGCGGACATGCTGGCGAGGCACTTTCATAAGCATCAGATCAAGGCGATGCTGAAGCAGAAATACGGCGTGGGTGGTCGTCAGGCCGAAACGTACATTTCTCGCGCGAGAGATTATTTGCTATCCCTCGCCGACGAAGGCCCGCGTGAGCTTGTCGCCAACGTGCTCGCCTCGCTGCGAACCGTGATCCGGCAATCCGACTCTGGTATGGAAGTGATTGCCGCCAACGCCGAGATTTGCAAGCTGTTCGGGCTCTACAAGCCAGTCAAGATCGCCCCGACCACGCCCGATGGAAGTCAACCGTACGCCCTCGCGGAGCGGGTGGCGCAATCACTCACAGATGAACAACTCCAATCGCTGTTCCTGTTGAAGCAACAGATCGACAAGGCGCAGCAGATTGAACACAAGCCGGAATGACTATGCGTTGTGCCAACTGCGGCGCCAGGTGCAGCCGCGACGAACTAAAGCAGTGCGATGATTGCCTCGAATTCATCTGCGAGGCATGCTGCGCGGAGTTTCCGCATCACGATCCGCCGCACAATCGCTGCGGGGATTGCTACGAGCGGCTGGGGCCAAGGGAGTTAAGCAAGCGCAAGCACAAGCAATGCCGCTAACGAGTCGCCTGCTCCGTGGAGTCGCTGACACCAGGCTTGAGCGATTTTCTCACGGACCTACCGATTGCCCTGGCCCACGGCGAATCAATCCGTTCGCCGGCAATTTGCCCGCACACCGAGCAGCGATAGGGCATCGTTGAATAGGCATTCAGCGCTGCGTGCAAAATCCAGAACGGCAGCCACAGTCCGCACATCAAGAGCGCCAGCCCTAGGTGTAGTACGTGCGGAACTTCGTAGGTGTCGCGGGTGTGCAGCGACACCTGTTGACACCGATAGCAATAACTCTGCTTCTGTTGGTGTGCCATTTCGTTCCCCTCCATTAAGTGCCGGAGCCACTGCATCGATTATACCTAACCCCGTTATCAGCAACGATTAAAAAATCTTGTTGACAGTTTTGATAACAGTCGGCCATATTCTGCCCTCGCGACGGCGGCGACCAGCCGCGTTCGGGCGATCAAGGACAAAGCTTCCCGCCGCCGTCGCTTTCCTCCGCGTCCTAGGGGGCCAGTAATATGGTCGATCTTCTCCTTGCTATCCGCCGCTACACGGCCTGGACCAACTCACCGAAGTACACTCGGCATGCCGCGATTTCCGGTAAATTCCGACAGGCCATTGGCGTTGAAATCGCCAAGCTCCAGAATCAGCCGTCGCTCTCAAAAGACCTGGCCGCCAAGCTCGCCGCGCTCCGCGAGCTGCTGCACGAATCGCTGACCGATGAGCCGGCGGCCGTCAAGCAGATCGCCGCGATCGCCGAGCAGTTCGTGCTCCAGTTGCCCGAATCGCTCCAGCGCAGGCTGGCCGAGCCGGAGCCGGAGCAATCCAATCTGCCCGCCGAGACTGGCGATTTCATTCCGACCGAGTTCAGCTCGCCGCCGGAAGCACGCAATCCCTATCCAGGGTCGCTGCCGCGCAGGAATCACGATGGCTGACAGCAACATTCGCACGTTCATGGCCATTCCTGTTCGCGGGCCGTGCGGCGGCATCTATCACGGAGGGTTCGAGGAAATCATGGACGACCAAGCCGTCACGAAGTTCGACACCGGAGCCGTTCGCGGCAGCAGCCCCAAGGCTCGCCTCGATCTGATCAGCCCTGTCGGCCTGCGTCGCGTCGGCAATGCCTGTGCGGAAGGGGCCGTGAAGTACCCGCCGCACAACTGGAAAAAGGGCATGCCCGCCAGCGTGTTGATCAACCACGCGCTGGAGCATATCGCCAGCTATCTGGAAGGGAAGACGGAAGAGGACGATCTGGGTCATGCGATTTGGAACCTGATGACGCTGTGCCACTTCGAGGAAAAAATGCCGCACCTGATCGACATCCCGGAGCGGCCGGAGTACGAGCACTACCTGAAAGCACAGTCGACTCAATGAACATCCTCATCGCCCTCATCGCCGTCGTCATCGGAATCCAGATCGGCCTGGCCATTCAGCGAACAGGCTTCGCGCTGTTCTGCTCGCGCTGGTGGGTTTGCTTCGACGGCCGGAGCAAAGAAGTCTGGATCGATCGCACGAACTGGGCCTTGCCGCCGCTGGCGATCGTGCTCGACAAGTCGATGAAAGTCGGTGTCATCGGGCCATACGGCTCGGCCGACAAGGCGAACGAGCAGTGTGATCGCATCTATCGCAACCAAGTGAAGTTCGCCCGGCGGAAACAGGCGGCGGCCTGACCCTTAACCCCTTTCCTCTTTCCTGAAACTCTAGGAGCACCCTCATGTCCAACGATCTACTGAAAGCCCGCCTTGTTTGGGACGGCGGCGACGAAGTGCGAATTCCGCCAGAGATGGGCGTGCCGCGCAGCGATCAAATGCAGGGGACGGCGGCTGAGCGGCTGAGCGAGTTGGCAGGGCGAGTATGTTACGACTCTCTGGGCAAGGGCAGGCCGAGCTTTAGCCGATCAGGAGAGTTCAATAGCGCGGAGATCGCATCGAAACTAGACGTGATTGCCGAGTATCGGGAGCTGGGGGTGCAGTTTGTTGGCGTCGAGCACAATGGCTGCATGACGTGCCATGCGTTCGGTCGAGCAGATTCCAATCCATCGGCATTTGTGAACATAAAGGATGGCCGCTATCACGACGCAGCAAACGGCGACAATCTGTCGCTGATCGAGTTCGCAATGAAGGCAGGCAAGTTCAGGAAATGGAGCGATGTCGCCGCCCATTTCGCACAAAAAGCCGGCGTGTCATGCAGCAGAGTTGAGGGCTACCACGACCACATCCTCGCCGTTGGCCACGGCAGCGTGTTGGAGCATTTCAATTTCACGATCGGCGTTCAGGGCTTCGATGCCGATTACGCTGCCTATCTGCTGATTAATCGTCCCGGCATTATCTTCCACAGCCACTGGCACAATGCCGATTTCAGAATAACCGTCAATCTTCGCGCGATACTCGAATGGCAATCCTTCGCCGACGAGTTCGGTAACCTTGACGACGAGTATCGAATTGATGCTCACAATGATCTTGGTCGTCTTCTCGCTGAGCTTGGCCATCAAGTTGCGCCACACATCATTAAGCGACCGGAGCAATCGTCGTCGACTTCGGCGATGATCATGCCGCCTGAAACTGACCACGAAAAGTGGATCTCCCTCTACCTCTCCGGCAGCCGCGGCTTCTCACACGAGCAAGTCCGACATGGCGACTTCACCGCGATCAGCCAGCGGAGTACGCGGTATGTGGATGAAGATGGTTCGCCGTGGGTCGAGCATCCACTGATCACGGCATACATCAACGATGTGCATGCCGAAGACACAGCTATCCCGAGCTGTGCGGATGAAACGATGAAGTCGGCACAGAACACTTACCGTCTGACCGTTCACGAGCTTGAGGCGTATCTGATCGACCGCAAGGTCGACAAGACTTCCGCCCGCAAGCAAGCCCGCGGCGCGGCACGCGGCTATCTCGGCAACGCACTGCAAACCGAAATGATCTTCTCCGCGTCCGTCAGTCAGTGGCGCAGGATGGTTCAACAGCGATGCTCCCGGCACGCCGATGCAGAGATACGGGAAGTCTATGTCCAGGTGGTTCGTGAGTTGCAAAAAAGCAGGTATGCAGACTCATTTCAGGACATCCGGTTAATCGACTCACCGGACGGCATCGGACAAGTGGCAGAGTTCGTGAAATGAAAATCATACGCTTGCCATCTGGCCATGAAGTGCTTGTTGATGATGCTGATTACGATTGGCTTGCCAGCCTTCCCTGGCGACTTGCGGTTCGCAACAAGACATCCTACGCCCAAATGCAAGTCGGACGAAAAGGCCGCAGGGTTTACATGCACCGCATGATCATGGGTGAGCCAGACTGCCTCGTGGATCATCGCAACCGCAATGGACTTGATAATCAGCGCCACAATCTTCGATTAGCTACACAGCCACAAAATCAGCACAATCGCGGGCCGGTTCTTGGAACGAGTTCGCGATTCAAGGGAGTGCGAAGACATTCGCAAAATAACTGCTGGGTGTCACATATCACGTTCAATAAAGTTCGCAAGCACCTAGGGACATTCGTAAGCGAAGAGGTTGCGGCACTGGCCTACGACCAAGCAGCCAGAGAGTTGGCTGGAGAATTTGCGAAACTAAACTTTCCAGACGTAATTGACTATTCAATCGTCGCAGTGTCACGAGGAAAGATAGGGCGGCGACCAAAAGCATCAACCATTTAGCTCCGTTTCCCCTCTCCGTCCGCAGCTCGTTTCTCGTTGCCACCGCGATTCGAGCTGCGGCGGGTGGGGTAGAGAGAGTGACGAAGGATCGTGACGAGCTGCGGGAGCGAATCAAGCAACTGGAATCCACCTTGAAGACATGACCGTATCTCGCACCGCCTCTGGCCAGGGGGATGGGACTTTCGGGTATAGCTCGAAAGTAGCGACGGATTGATCGACTTGGCCAACGACCAAACGCGAGTCGGAAAAACTGCTGACGAGTAGTCGCGTGACAGCTCGGAGAGACGGGCATATTTATTCCGCCAGGAGATAGCCAGTGGATTACGACATCGAACGAGCGAAGCAAGAGCAGGCCGAGATCCGCAAGGCGTTCCGGGAGATATTCCCGCTTGCTGCCGAGAGTGATCTGCCGTGGGCAGCCTCGCACATCAAGAACTTCCTGCGGGACCGCATCAAGCGCGAAGTTCAAGAGGGCGTGTTTCATTTTCAATCTGCCATTGTTCGCGTGCTTTGCGAAATCTCGCCACCGAAAACGCACGTCGTCGACATGGCCCGGATCGTCGTCGAGGCAGCTAGAGATGGTCGACGTTTTCAAGAGCAACTAGAGAGCGTCAAAAAAGAACGTGACGAGCTGCGTGACGCGCTGCGGGAGCGAATCAAACAACCCGAAAAGATTATTGAGGAAATCAAGAAAGACAAGCAATGAAAAACTATATCGAGCAGGCACTGACCACCGAGGCCCCTATCACGCCGGAGCTAGCCAATCGCCTTATTACCGATGCTCGCGCCGTACATGCGATCTTTGGACTCGCGACTGAAATCGGCGAACTGACCGACTCGTTCAAGCGCACGATCTTTTATGGCAAGCATGCCGACCGCACGAACATCGCCGAAGAGATTGGCGATGCGTTCTGGTATCTGGCCATCCTCTGCGATCACGTCGGCGTGAGCTTCGAGCAGTGCATGGTGGCCAACATCAACAAGCTCCGCGCTCGTTATCCGAATAAGTTCACAGAGCACGATGCAGTGAATCGCGACCTGGGGAATGAGCGGGCGGTACTGGAGCGGCATGTGCCTGACGATTTGCAAGCAACGGAACCGCGAGCGAGTTCCGTTGCGAACGGACGCTAACAGGAACAACAGGCATGAAGTCCACCGAGGCCATCAACGCATTTCGCTATGCCCTCTCCGGCAATCGCGATCAGTTAATCAGCGCAATTCGCTGCTTGGAAGCCAGCGAGCGCGCCGCACGCCGCCACTCGCTGGCCGATCGGATTCGCAAACTGCTGGAGCAGCACGCCGGCCCCACCAGCAGCCTGGTTGCCCTGCCGAACTGCTCCGATGGAGTCTGTGCCATCAATCCCACGCGCACGCTTGGCACACTGCTGCTGCCCGATGATGTGCGGCAGTCGCTGGAATTGCTCAAGCGCGAGCACGATCGCCGCGAAGTGCTCCTGGCCAATAATCTTCGCCCGCGAACCAAACTGCTGTTCCATGGTCCGCCGGGCAACGGCAAGACCGCCGCGGCCGAAGCACTGGCCAGCTTGCTTGGCGTGCCGCTGCTCTACGCCGAGCACAGCCAGATTGCCGATAGCCACTTCGGCACGTCGGCCAAGAATCTCGTGAAGGTGTTCAGCGACGCCGCACGCCAACCATGCGTGCTGTTCATCGACGAAATCGACGCCCTGGCCGAGTCGCGGGCCGCTGGCACCAGTGGGGCCGACAAAGAGGCTAATCGCATGGTAACGCAGCTATTGATGTCGCTCGACGCGATGCCGCCGACATGCACGTTCATCGCGGCGACCAATCGCCTTGATTGCCTCGATCCAGCGCTGTTTCGCCGCTTCGACACCAAATTGGAATTCCCGCCGCCGAGCGATAGGCAAGTCGCGATCTTCATCGACACGCTATGCAGGCGGCACCCGATACTCCGCGGCAGCTTGTCGGCACTTCGCTTTGACGAAAGCACGCCACGCCCAAGCTTCGCAGAAATCGAAACGATCCTACAGAACAAGGCCAGGGAGCTAATTGCCGCGGCATGACCACTGAACTAATTAGTATGGTTCGCGCTCGTTTGATCGCCACTGCCGTCAAGGAGCTGGAGCGCGACGGCCCGAAGATCATTCACTGCTTCCGCAAGCAGCACTGCCTATCGCTGGCCGACCTGGAGAAGCTAACCGGCATTAACCGGCCGAATCTCTCCGCGATGGAGAATGGCAAACGCAAGGTGACATTTGCTACGCTGGCCAAGCTAGCCGAAGTGGACAAGAGGCTGTCGAGGAAACGGAGCAAGTGCGAATGAACAGAAGCGTGGACGAGATCGTCAGGCAGGCTGCCGAGCGCATCAGCGAATTGCGAGGCTACCTGCCCAGCGGCGGCGAGTGGATGGTGCAAAGCCTGCTTGGTTTTCGCGGCGAGCCGAGGGTGCATGCCGTGCCGGATGTTGAGTCGGTCATCCGCGAGGCGATTGCGGAAGCGATCAATGAAATGCAGGCGAAGTTGCTGGCGGCCGAGCAAGAGCGAGACGAATGGAGGCATCGCGCTGTTGGCGAAACATGCCGAGTAATGAGCGACCCCGATTGCCGTTGCTCACTGTGCATCCGCGACCACGAAATCCAGCAACTACGGAATTTGTGCGGCTACGTAGAGCTTTATCTGGCCCATTACGACGATTGCGTCATCAAACGAGGAAAGCCGCAAGAGTGCAGTTGCGGCATGTGGGCCTTGCATCGCCGCCTTAATGACGCCGCCGCCAAAAATTCCCTTGACGGATTTGAAGCACCGGCGCCATCATGCGACGCCGATGCACTATCAACAGTGATCACTACGATCGATGTTGCGCGGGAGGGTGCCGGCTGACTCCGGCCAATAGCGGCCCGATGGATCGAGGCAAGCTGGTTGCGTTGCGTACCTGCCTTGTAAGCAAAGCAAAGTCCAGCCGCAGGAGTAGCCCAGAGCCCGCTGTGGCGTTGTAACGCGGGCCTGCTTGTCCTTTCGAGGCCGTTGCGGTCGGTTCGCCTGAGTCGGCCGCAACGGTGTTTTTAACGGGTGACGCATGAACAGAGATGAGAAGAATTTACTCGAAGCCCGGCTCAAGAGAGCCACGGAGATTGAAAGCCGCATCGAGTTCCTGAATGATGCGTTGGTAAGACTAGGTGGCAGTGTAAGTGTAGTTGCCTTCGATCTAGTGAAGGGCGAAGTGTGGTATGGCAATGACTCGAATGATCTGCAGAAATCGGATCTTGCGAAAGTGTGCTGGGCCAACCGCGAGCCCAGCCTTGTGCCGGAAGCACTGCGGCTATTCATCGAAATGTTGGAGTGTCGAATTGCCGCAGCACAGAAGGAATACGAGGAGCTTTAAAGAATCCTGAATCGCGGCCGGCGGCTTCTTTTCGCCTGGATACTTCGGTGAAGATGATCCAGTTCAGCCGGAGCCAGAAAAATCTGCTTGACGGTTTTGAAGCCCTGCCGCTAAATCTTGCCCATGCCACAAAGGAAGCCGCACAACCCGAACGTCACGCCGGCTGGCACGCTGACCGTGCTCCGCAAGATCGCCTACATGTCAGCCGTGTCCGATGGCCTGCCGGTCCCGGTCAAGCACCCGGAGCTTGGCAGGCCAGCGCTGGGCGAAGTCACCCGCTGGCTGCTGCGTCAGCGTTACGTCGAGTGCAAGCGGAAGGGTGATACCCTGCTGTTTAAGCTAACTCCCAGTGGCATTCAGGCCCTGCAATCCGCAGAACTAAGAGTCGACCGATACACCGAGCGGCAGCGTAAGTTGCGTGGGTGGTAGCCAATGATCAAGCAAATCGAAGGCCGCCGTCGCTTCGTCAAGGGGAATGAGTCTCAGGTTATTCTCGGCGTGGATGGCATCACTGGATCGACGCCACTGACGCGAGCCCGCTGCATTCAGATGCAGATCGACTTTCACAATGAGCGGATCATGGAATTAGAGAAAGAATTGAAGTCGGTGGGCCAGGCGTGCTCCGAAGAAATGACTCGCGAGCTGTGGCTGGAAACCAGCCTGGCCGAAATCTTCGGCGACATCGAGCTGCGGTTCGTGAACCGCATGGAAGAGGCCGGAGTGCTATACCTAAAGGATCTTCTTAAGCTCACTCGCGGGCAACTCATGTCGCTGTCGAACGTGGGCGAGAAGACGATAGCCAACGTGTTCAAGCGACTCGAAGAGATTGGGTTCTCAGCGAAGTCCAGCAAGCCGAGATAACATGTCCACCTGGCTCACACAGTTACTCGGATCGATCGGCAAGCCATTTCAATGGTGGGTTGTTATCGCCGCATGGGAGGCTGGACTGCTCGTTCGTCTCGGCAAAACCACGAAGCTACTATCGCCCGGAATCCACTTCCGCATCCCGTTTCTCGACCGCGTTTATTCACAGAGCGTTCGACTGCGAATAATGACGACGACCAACCAGACGATGGCCACGTCGGACGGCAAGGTCGTTACCGTATCGTTTGCGGTCCAGTTTGCGATCAGCGATCTCGTAAAGCTCTACCACGAAGTGGCGAACCCTGAGCATACGCTGTTGAATTTTGTGCTGGCGAAGTCGGCCAAGTATATCTCAGCTCATGCGTCGACCGACTTGAGGCCGGGCGACATCGAGGAGTCCATCAACAAGGAAATTAGCGAGCTAAACGCATGGGGGCTGAATCAACTCCAGGCGTTTGTCACCGGATTTGCTTTCGTGAGGACGTACCGACTGCTCTCTAACGACTACATGAATCTGTCGGGCCTCGATCTTGAACGCGAGAACACTGGCCTGAAATGAGCACCGTCAACTCGCCACCCGCTGAGATCAACCCAATAGCCCTGGAAGCGGCAGCGATCGAGTTTCTGAAACGCAAGTGCCGCGCTGGCGACCCGTTCCCGCTGATCGCCCATATCTGGCCGTCGCTGATCGTCACCGATCCAGCCGAAACAGGATTCTTCGAAGGCGAGCCCGGCAAGCCGCTCGACCCTTGCCTGTGCATCGACAACTGGCAGCGCGACATCATCCGATCTTTCTTCGACGACACGATCCGCGAGATTTTCATCAAAGGAAACACGAAGGCCGGCAAGGGCACGGCCGTCTCGATCGCCATCAATCTGTGGCTCTATGTTTGGGATGAATGCAAGATCATCCTCACGTCGACCAGCTACGAGCACTGCCAGAAAAACCTCTACGGCGAAGTGCTGATGTGGCGCAACACCGCAGCCGTCGACTTGCCAGGCGACGCCCTCACTGATGAAATCAAGTGCCACGAAACTCGCTACCTTGTCGTCCGCAACCCGTCGAGCGGCGAAGGCTTTTCAGGGCAACATGGGCCGCGTACTCTATTCGTGTTCGACGAGTCCTCGAACTGCCGCGGGCTGCTCTACGAGAACGCCCAGAAGCAGTTCCGCAAGATTGTGGCGCTGTCTAATCCTCGCACGCTCTCTGGCTGGTTTTACAAGGGGTACGATCCATGTGTCGACCGGGATGTCACGCAGACAGTCGAGGGTGCGTTCGGTCTGAGGCGATGCGTCACTGTCGGCGGCCTCGACTGCTCCAATGTCAAGCGATCGCGACTCGAAACGCCTGTTGCGCCACCGAACGGCATCACGATCAAAGACCGCGTATTTCAGCCAAATGAACGCATCCCGGATGAATACTATGTTCACGTCCGGCCGCTGATCCCCAACCAATGCGATCTGGCTCGCTTCCAGGGCATCAGTCGCCATCTGGATCAGCGACACGTTGACATCTTCGCTCATGGCAAGTTTCCAACCGAAGACATCGAGAAGCAAGTCATCCTGGCCTCGTGGCTGCGGCGGCACCAGCAAGCGTGGAACTACGAGGCGATCGAGATCGAATGTTTCGCGGTCGACGTGGCCCGCTCGCTCTCCGGCGACAACACCGTCCTGGCCGTTGGCGGTTTACTGGGGCTCAAGGCGCTGCACACCTGGCAGAAGACGAGCACCACGGAGCATGCTGCGTACATCGTCCATCTGGTCAGCGAGACGTATGGCATCGACCTGACTAAGCACTGCCATCCCGTCGTGGTTGATACAGTCGGGCTGGGCGCCGGCACCGCCGACAAGCTCAAGGACATGGGCGTCTGGGTGATCGAGTTCATGGGCGGCGCGGCACCAAGCATGGAGCTGCGGGCCTATTACGGCAACCTGCGAGCCGAGTCCTATGGCACGCTCGGCCGCCGGCTCAACCCGGATGACCAGTGGGGCGATACCGCCTGGATGCTGCCCGATGACGATGAGCTGGCCCAGGAATTATGTGCCCCGGAAAAGGTCTATTCCAGTAGCGGCGACAGCCTGCGATTCCTGCTGACGCCAAAGGACCGTCATCCTGGTATGGCCGAGGACGCGCCGACTGTCCGCGAAAAGCTCGGTCGCTCGCCTGACAAGGGCGACGCCACGGTCATGCTGTTCCATGCCGTCCGCGAGCTGCATTCGCTCAATAGCCAGTTCGCCATGTACTCTGGCCCGCTCGTGTCGTGGCCGCCAGCGCCGGAGCACATCCAGCGACAGCGCGAGCGCGAAGGACAGCTTGACGAAAACGAAAATGACCTTGTAGCGTACCTGGAGCGAAACTACGGCCGCCGTTCCAGTGGAGGCAGCGATGTAAGGTCAATCATTAGCGACGAGAGTTGGTGATCTATGTTGACGGAGAATGAAATCCACCTGATCCAGATGCTCGGCGACGCCTACTCTTGTTTTGTCAGTCTTGGCGACCACCATCCAGATGAGTGTAGTGAGTTCGCAACAAAGATACATGACCTGCAAAGACATGTCATGGCGCGAAGTGCCGAGAGAGAATACCCTACCATCTTTGGCAAATGGACATGACCCCGGAAGAACGACAGGAACGCGACTACTGCCGCAGCTTGCTTTTGGCCTGCCCGACGCCGCGCGATCGGTTGCCGTACACGCCGGAGTTCGATGAGCTGCTTGGCCACTTCCGCCGCCGCTTTCCGAATCGCAAGATCACAGAGAATGAATTCTGGCGATTGCTCGCGTCGGCGGCCAAGCAAGGCTGGTTGGCTGGAAAGCGAGGCACAGCAACCACGATTGCGCATGATTCAAAGTACGAACGGCATGGCTTCTCAGTCACCGAACTAAAGCAATAGCCATGGGCGCAAAGCAACCAGAACCGCCGCCACCAGGCACGAAACCGGAGCCGCCGTTTTCGCCGCCGCCGCCCTCGCTTCGTACTTCCGAAGTAATGCGTATCGAGCTGGTGAACGCCCAAGTGTGCCGCATGAACTTACAGCCCGGCGATCGAGTGCTAGTTCGCGTCAGCTCGATGTTGACGAAAGAGCACCGCCAGGCGATTACTGATCAACTTCGCACTGCATGGGGCGATGACATTCGATTTGTGATCGCGGACCCGACGTTCGATTTCAGTATTATCAGTTCGGAGCAGAGATGAACAACGTTCGCCGATCTTTTTTTGGTCAGATTATTGGTGCGATCGCCGCCCTATTTGGATTGCCGGCGGCGTGCAGTGCTATATGCCAGACGCCACGTCGTAGCCTACTAAGAGCCGCTCAGCGAGAAAAACTGATGAACGCGATCGAAGACAACTATCGAGGTGGCAAGCTTCACAGCGATCCGATTATCCTTAGTGGCGGCCGGTTGCCATGGGAAATCTTATGCACGCTGGAAAACGGCAAGCAGTACGGTTATCGCTGGGTGGTCTGGGCCAAAACCCCAGAGGAAGCGATAGCAAAAGAGTATGTTCCGAAGATTCACGATCAGGTTGGCGACCGCCAGATTGCGTCAATTTCCGTTTCGCCAATGCACAATCTTCTTTGTAACTTGAATGGAGCGACTTGCGAGCGAACATGGCGAAAGATGATCGACCGAAAGTCGACAATTGACAAATGGGAAATCATCGCGCCGGAGACGCATCAATGGAACAGTGCTGCTGGAAAATGGGAAGTCATTTCAGTGGATCGCAGTGACACCGGGGGCTAAAAGGCATGTCACGCATGACATCCAAGTACAACCTGGGCTCAATGGATCGGTTCTACGATCACCATCGCAACGCGGTACTCTGTTCGTTCGCCACAGCACTGCACGACGGCCCTCGCCAGCGCTTCGAGTGGTTTATCTACTCCGATCAACGCTCGCCTGCTGGCATGATTCGCGGCAAGCCTGCCGGCAATCCGCCGCGCAATACACTGCGAGTCTGCCCGATCATGGCACTTTGTATCTGTCATACAGGTGAACTGTCGTGCAAAGACCCGATTGCGGCCGGCGAAGTGCTTGGCATCAGTGACATCCTGGAAGACCTGTTGTTTGCCATCGACGAGGAGCCCTATAGCGATTTGGGAATGTATATCCAGTCCGCTCTCGGCATGTGCAAACGATTCCTCAAGTGAGTTCCATGCTCTACTGGCTTAACCGCATTTTCCTGTTACCACTGCGCCGGCTCGGCGATCAGTCGCTGGTGTTCGAGAATCGCCGTCTGTCGCAAGAAGTAGGCCGGCTAGAGCACGAAATCAGCATGCATGAATTGTCGCTCAAACGATTCGCTGCGCTGCATGAAATGAACATGGAGTTCATTGAAGCCAATCGAGCTTGGTTCTCTCGGCAGTCAGCCGAGCTGACGCAAGGCATATCCCGCATGGAGCAGCCGCAAGCATGATCGAAATTATTCAGCCAGGGTCGCCAGTCTTAATTGGTGGCCACAGGAATCATCGCGAAAAGTCGGAATCAATTCCGGCAACTGTCATCGCCGTAATGATCGAGGAAAATCGGCATGTCACCTATAAATGCATCTGGTGGCAAGGTCGTGACCGCAAGGAATTGTGGCTCGAATCAATTGAAGTCGAGCGCATGCCTGAAACTCAGCAACAGAAGATCGGTTTTTCGCAATGACCGACACAGAACGCATCGCCGCATTTGAGGGCGTCGGCCGCCGCCTCTGGCCCTTCGTTCGATTCTTTGGCCTCTCAGGAGCCTGCCCGGAAGCGATCGAGGCGATGAACGACCTGGGGCAGCTCATTGGTGTCGAGACGACGCAGCACGTCGACGCGGGCGACCTGGAAAAAGAGGCTTACAACCGCGCGATCGATGCCGTCAAAGAACTGTACGAGAAGCAATTCTTCCGCAAGATGTTGCGGCGAGAGTCTGAGCAATTTTTGGCGACACTCGAAGAGAGCCTGAAAATCAAGTGACCGATCGCCGTATTCGTCGCATCAAATCCCGCCGCGCCAAGCGGTTTCGGCAGGAAGCCAAAGCCGCCATCTGGTACGAAAACCTAGGCAGAAAGCGCTATTGCCCAGTAGATTGTCTCCGCGTCGGAAAACGACCGTGGTAACTCTATGGAGGTTCGTCGTGCATTACAGAAACGGGCGTGAAGCGAAGAACGGCGACAAGATCATCCAGCTTGGCGGGTACGGCAGCGGTCCAGTTCAGATTGTGGCCGCAGGTGTGCTTTATGACGCCACTCCCGGCAGCGACCACTGCAACGGCAACATCGCGCCGATTCAGCAGGCCATCACTGGCGCGTGTCTGTGCGACTGCCTGCACATGGATGACGTGGCGGCGATGATCGCCGAAAAGGGTCTCGACAAGCGGCCGGAAGGCAAGTGATGTCCATCGGCAAGCCAATCGCTTGGACCTGGACCAGGGACGGCCAATACCGCCCTTGCGTGTGGGAGTTAAGTCGCGCCGACCGAATTGCGATTGGGCTCGAATCCCCTCGCAATGTCGGCGGGCGGTTGCAGCGAAAAAGCCGACTACGAAAGAAGCGAACTAAGTGGCTCGATAGCTGAGATCGCCACAGCGGAGAATGGAAGCTCGCCGATGAAGCTCGACATGATCCTCTCGGACGCGCGGCGGCGCACTGACGAGTACCGCACGCTGTCTCTTAAGGCCGCCAGCGCCAGCGCGTCCGCTCGATCCGGCGGCACGTTCTATTCGCAGCAGCACTCAAACGAGTTTGGCCGCCACCGCGAAACCGAGCATCACCGCGAGCAGTACAGGCACTTCCGCGGCTACGTCTACACCGCCATTCGTCCGATCGCCACACGCATCGCCCGCCAGGAATTCCGCGCTGGCACGATGCCGACCAGCCTGTCGCGGCAGACTGCCGGCCCGGAACGCACGAAGATGTTCCGCGAGCGCATGTATTGCATCCAGGCCGATCCGATTCTGCGCAAGACATTCCAGCGGGCGCCAGACTTCATCCGCAAGCAACTGGCCGAAGGAATGGAAGTTAATCACAACCATCCCATGCTGCGGGCGTTCGAGACGCCGAACGATCTGATGGAGCGATGGCACCTGTCATACTTCACCGCCGCCAGCGTGCAGCTCACCGGCAAGAGTTACTGGTATCTCGATGGCCCGGACGAAAATGGCGAAATGTCGATCTGGCCGTTCCCTGCCCACTGGGTTACTCCAGTCTTCGGCAGGCGCACCACGATCGAGCGATGGGATGTCACGCCGACCGGGCAGACAAAGCCGATTCCGATTCCCGCCGATGACATGTGCTATTTCTATCTGCCGGACCCGGAAGACCCGACCGGCGCTCTGTCGCCGCTGCAAGCCAATGCGTTTTCCGCCGTGCTTGGCGAGCACGTCCAGCGATCACAACTAGCCAGCTATCGCAATGGCCCCAAACCCGGCGTGGTCATCAAGGCTGGCCGCTTGCCTGGTCCCGATGGCCGCCCAATGGACCAGCGCCGCATTCTCAATCCGAAGCAGCGGCGGCAACTGATCGATGCCGTCAAGTACGCTTACGCTGGCGTCGAGCACCACGGCGAGCCGGCCATCATCGACGGGTTGATCGAGGACATCTATCCCTGGACCAACTCGCCAGCCGAAATGGACTACATCAACACCGACACACACCTGGGCAAGCGGATCGATCGCGGCTACGGCGTATCGCCGATTTCGTCCGGCGAAATGGAGGCCAGCAGCTACGCCTCGTCGGCACTGGCTGACAACACGCTCTGCGCCAACGTGGTCAATCCGCAGATCGTGATGATGAGCCAGGTGATGACTCGCCGCTTCCGCACCAAGTTTCCCAGCGACGGCGGCGACCTTTATGCCTGGATCGAAGAGTGCGAGCCGCACGATGCCGAAATGCACTTCGCCAAGATGCAATGGGCTGCACAGCTCGGCATCACCAGCGAGAACGACATCCGCGAATTCCTGAACATGGAGCCGTCGACCGACGAGCGGGCCAAGCAGCCGATGCGCGATGTCCAGGCCGAGCAGCAAGCCGCACAGGCTGAGCAGGCCCATGGCTTCAACATGGAACGTACCGAGCTTGTCATTGGGGCAAAGGAACAGCAGGCTAAGGCCGCCGCCAAGAAACCGCCCGTGAAGAAGCGGGTACCGAAGGGCAAGGGGGGCAAGGCGACATGAGCATGACGCTCGACCAGCTGCTTGGTAAAGCTGCCGCCAAGATCAGGGGAAACCTATGTCGCAAGCCGGCTGGGCGAACTGGTGGCGGCCAATTTACATCATGCGGCATCGGCGGCGCACCGCCAGCAACTGGCAGTAAACGCGAACTATTGAACAATGTACCAATTAGCCACTATTCATGGGCCGGTCCAGGAGAAAAGTCGCAGCCATTCCCGGACAAAGAGGGCTTTTCTTATGTCGAACAAGCGTACTCTCAAATTGTTGCTGATATGCCGGAGAAGATGGCCAGTGCGATCAGCAGCCAGTTGGTTTCGATCGTTGTGCATGAAACATCAGAGGACATGAGCAAGGCGGTCGGCCTGAAAGGCGCACGTGCTGCTTACGATTCGTATATGGGTCGGGTGCATATAACAACACAGGGGCCATCTAAATTTTTTGATAGACGCGATCAGATTGAATCGACCCTAGCGCACGAACTGTCGCATGCAGCAGACGTTATAAAAGCCGGGATGAGAAGCGGAGTGCAGATGCGTAGCGACAGTAGCGACTGGAAGGCGGCGTAGAAAAAGGAAGGCGAAAGGCTGTCTAAGTATGCAAAAACAAACCCAGCCGAAGGATTCGCTGAATTTGGACGAGCGGTGATTTTGGGTCTTGTCGACAAAAAAACATTCCCGTTGTCTTATGCCGCTTGGGAAAAATTCGGTCTACTATGATTCTCACTGAATTATTCAACGTGCCTGTAACCAAGGACGGCAAGTTCGGGGATGCGTGGATTCAGCGAAAGCGATCCAGAAAGAAATCGCTGGAATCGCTGCTCAATGAAGCCACAGACCTACTCACCAAAGCCAACGCCTGTCACTTGCCCGCAGGCCCGCGCGGCGGGCAGTTCTGCTCCGGCCGTGGCAGTGGTGGCAAGCGTGGGACTGCCGCTGCGAAACCTGCCGCCAAGGCGAAGCCGGCCGCCAAGGCGAAGCCGGCCGCCAAACCAAAGACCGCTGCGAAATCAGGGGCCTCGCGAGTTCCCGAACAAAAGCCGCTCACGTCGAAGGCCGAGCGGGCGAAGGCGACGTACAAGCCGTCGACAAAAGAGAAGCAGGCGTTCGCCGACAAAGTGGAAGCCATGATCGCTCGCAAGCTCGGCGCGAAGCGCACCGATGACAACAAGCCGATGGACAATACGATCAAGATCAACGGGAAGCTGCACGGCGTTGAAGTCAAAGCGATGGTCGACAATAAGAACGGCAAAGTGACAGTCCACCCGGAGAGCAACCAGCGCAAAAAAGAATGGGCTGGCGGCAAGAGGCCAACGCACCTGATCATCTATGATGGGCAAAAAGAATTCTCCGGCGGCAAGAACGCGCATCAGTATACTGGGCACAATCTGTATTACTGCCGGGGGACGGGTGCGTTTCGCGCGAAGGCCCAATACAAAGCCAAGAGCGTAGCCGAAATCAAAAAGCTCATGGCCCTGAGCGATTCCGAATTTGAAGCACTTAAGCGAAAGCAGCGCGGCAAATGAGTTACTACGCAATCATCGACGACCGGGTGGCCGACAAGATCGCCACGACGCGCGGCTATAGCGACCTGGGAAAGTGGATCGACACGCTCTCCGTCGAAGACCACGGCGAGCTGATCCATGTCCGCGAGCATGGCTGGTCGCAGCAAGTCATGTCGCTCATTCAGCAGCTTGGCAAGGCGCTGCGCGACGCGCCGCCAACGAACAACTCGGTTCTCACGACGGCGCGCGGGCTGCTCAAGACGATCCGCGATGCCAAGCCGACCGCCGACAGTGTACTCGTCATTTCCGACGGCGCAGACGGCGAACTGCCTGGCGATGACACCCCAAAGGATGATTGGTCGCAATACTGACATGCCCGCGGTTCACGGTCGGACCACACTCGAAGCGGCTATGGAAGCCGCAGCTTACAAGGCCCTCTCGGTGCAGCGCCGCGCCGTCAACGCGCAGCTCGCCAGTGGCGCCGGGCTAACTAGTGCGTTCTGGGCCGAGCAAGAAATCAAGCTCGCCTCGCGATTGCAATCCGCGCTGGCCAGCACCTACCAGCGAGCGCACCGCAGTTTCCGCTCGCAGTTCGATCTGGCCGGCGACTCGCAAGCCGCCGCGCAAGTCTGGGCTACCAACTACTCGAAAAACCTGGCCGGGTTACTGACGGTTCACACCAGCAATCTGCTGGCCAAGCCGACCGAAAACGATCTGCAAGTCCGCTCGCTATTCCAGCAGGCTTTCGGCCGCGGGCGGGCGCAGACGATCGCGATTACCGAAGTCACGCAAGCCTGGACCGATGCCGAAACGTCGCTGGCGATCCCGCTGGGGCTGAAGGCGATCTGGCGGGCGACCGGGAAGTCGTGCAGCGAGTGCCTGGAGCGAAATGCCAAGCCTTTTAAGGGCCGGGGGCCGCCCCTGCATCCCCGCTGCGATTGTTTCGTGCAGTGGCTGTGAAAAATTCCCGTGCGCGAACCGTTGACCGATCTTCGACACCACACCTAGCATCATCATGGCAAAAGAAAAGGAAATGTCGCCCGAAGACCGCTTGCGGGCAGCGATGGACCTGATTAAAGTCCTCGCCACTCCGCAACGCAAGCTGGCTGTAGCCGGCCAAGTCCGGGCGACCTTTCACTACAACTCGCGCGGCGAACTGTGCAAGGCGCAAGTTGAAGACGATCTGCAAATAACCTGATTCAGCCGCGGCGATCACCACCACTAAGCCCCGGTCGAACATTCGCGTTCGATACGGGGCTTTTCGTTTTAACTGTCGGAGAAAACACATGAACGCTCATGGCTCGATGTACATCACTGGCGGCTCGACGAACTTCAACGCTCGCGCCACCGGCCGCAAGGTGACTGGCTGGTCCGCCAATGCCGTCAGCCGTCATGGTCGCAATGACGTGGAAATCGATACGGCCAACAGCCGGCTCACCGCCAACACTCCCGGTCAGTACATCGTTTCCGCGCAGCTCACTGGCGAGCTGGACGACCTGTCGGGCACGTCGGGCGACGCCGCGGGCCAGGTGGGCATCGCGCTGGCCAAGAACGGCACGATCGTCACTGGCACCAAGGCACTGATGAACCACACGGCGGTCGACTTGCCGCAGAGCCTGTCGATCTGCAACTGGCCGCTGGAACTGGCCATCGACGATTACGTCGAACTGATGGTCATCGCTGTCGATGCTTCGGGCAACGACGTGACGGTCAAGGAGGCCCAGTTGTCGATGGTTAAGGTCAACTAACCGAGTTGGCCGCCGGGAGCGATTGGACTGAACGCTGGCCAGTAGGTGAGTCGCACAAATGAAGCTCGACATTGAAGCCATCCTGAAATCGCTCGGCGAGCGCGACGCGCTCTGGGGCATCGGCACGGCCGCTCGCGACATCGGCGGCCTGTTGCCATGCTTCGGCCAGGGCGAGAGCGCGCTGTGCCCGACCAAGATTTTTAATCTGGCGTCGGGCGATCTGTGGCAAAAGGAAATTGCCGAAGCTGCCTCGCGCCTCACTTGGGGCGATGAGGACATGCGGATCAAGTCGCTGCGCGACGGCAGCGACTTGCCGGATGGCGCGATCCTCATGTTCGACGGCATCCTGTCCTCGTCCAATCTGGACCGGGACGGCGATGTCCTGGAGTCGAAGGGTCTGGCGATTGACGTGGATATGCCGCTGTTATGGCACCACATCAAGCTCCAGCCGATCGGCCGGCACGTCAAACTGCTCGACCAGAACGACAAGTGGGTCAAGTGTCAGTTTGCCATTGCCGACACCGAGTTGGGCCGCGATGCCGCCGTGCTCACGCGGATGAAGGCGCTGCGGATGAGCCATGGATTTATCCCCAGCGACTTCGAGCCGCGCGGTTTCAAGAAAGGCTTGAACGGCCAGCAGATTCCCATCGGCTGGCACGTCAAAAAGGCCAACGTGTACGAGGGAACGCTGTGCTCGATCCCGGCCAACTCTGATGGCCGGGTGCTCGATGTTTACGCGGGTGAAGGCAGCGTTTGGGCCACGAAGGAATTCGACGGCCTGGCCACGGCTCACAGCCGCGGCATGCTGCAACACGAAATGGTCAAAGCCTGGGCGAAGAACATCTTCGACCAGCGACCGACACAAGTTTCCGGCGCGGACCTGGCTGGCAAGATGCTGGCCGATGACGACACGTCCGGTGGCACGGAGGCCACGCCGCCGGAAACGACCGCAACCGCCAAAAAGCGCCGCAAGAAAAAGAGGCCCGGCGGCTGTCCCGGCATGAAGCCAGACGGCACCTGCGATTGCAATAAAAACAAGAGCAGCGAAATCTCGCTGGAAACCAAGGGGAAGCTACGGGCAGTGGGCCAGTCGTTGATCGATCTGGCCAACTTCGATCCGTCCGAAGTGCCTGTTTACCGCAAGTCGCTCGACGCGCTGGTCGCCAAGTCGTCCGGCGAGCTGTCGACCAAAGGCATGTACGGCATCATGGATGACTATCTCGAAGGTTCCTTCGAGTGGGTCGCCCACAAACTGCGCCGGACGGCGGTGTCTCACTTATGCGCTAGCGGCGCAACCGATCTGCCGAGCTACGACGATGGGGCCAGCATGGTCGCCACGTTTGCTGACTCGGCGATCTTCTGCATCTACCACGGCGGCAAGCACGCCTGCTATCGCTCGTCGTGGGCGATGAACGATGCCGGTCTGCCGGCATGGACGGGAACACCCGAAGCGGTCGAAATCAAGCCCCAGGTTGTCACGAAGGCCCTGGCCAGCTTGGGCGCACCGCTCGCGCCGATCGCTTCGGACAGCCTGGAGCAACTGACTCGCAAAACTTGCGCGGCCCTGTTCATGGCCGACGAAGAGGCTGCCGCCCTGGCCGGCAGCGCTCTGCTCGATGCGATTAAAACCGTTGAACAGCAGCTTGAACCGCTGGAGCCGCTGCTGAATTAAAGAGCGTTTTTTGCCAACAGCTCGCGACCCTGTGAAAGTCGCGGTTCTTTCAAGGAGGTTTGAACGTGTTAAAGGTCACACCGCAACTGAAACAGCACATGGTCGCCAACTTCGGTCTGGCTGCCGACGCGGACGACGCTGCCGTGCGCGAGGCGGTCCAGACGGCGATTCTCGATGAGAAGCTGGAGCCGAAAAAGGTCAAGGAATTGACCGTCACCCCGAACGCGCAGGCCCGCGAGGAATTTTTCTCGGACCTGGACAAGCGGATGGAGGATCGATTCAGCAAGTTCGAGGAGAAGATGCTGACCACGATCACCAAGGCGCAGCCGGCCGGCGGCGACGGGGCCGATGCTTCGACCGGGCTGGGCCGCAAGGCTTACGCCATGGCCGGCAGCGCGCTGGGCGAGTACAACGACGAGGCTCGCGTGCGCGTCAAGTCGATCGTCGAGCGCTTCGACGATTCTCGCACCGGGGCGACCTGGGACATGTACCGCGGCCGCGACCAGATGTTCCGTAAGGAATTCTCCGGTCGCCCGGTGATGACCGGCGTGGGCATCGACGAGAACTGCGATATCGCGCCGCGCCGCCTGGACGTGCCCAGCGATCGCCAGAAGGCCATCGCCGGCGCCTGGTTCAAGCTGATGGTCAACAAGAGCTGCAACGCTCACCGTCAGGCCATTCCGCCCGCCATGCGGATGACCGAAGAGGACTGGCAGCTCTGCCAGTACGCGGTCCACGAATGCAAGTTCGTGGGTCCGGTCGGCGCGGACGACAAAGGCGAGGAAGCGCAGTTCTGGTCGAAGGGCAATCGCATTCACAACGAGCTGCATCGCAAGACGCTGCTCGATGACACGCTCTCCGGCGGTCTGGAAGCTGTGCCGATCGAGTTCGACGATCTGGTTATCTTCACGCCGCTGCTGACTGGCGAAATCTACCCGCTGGTCACGGTGCGAAACGTCACCCGGCGTCGCATCGAAGGTGTGTCGATCGGCAACCCGACGCTCTCCTGGGGCGTTTCGGAAGGCACGTCGATCGGCCTGTTCGACACCGACGCCTTTATTGCCGCGTTCGATACGAACATCCATCCGATCACCGGCGCGATCGAGTCCGGCCTGGACTTCGAGGCCGACAGCCCGGTCGCAATTGGCGATGCCTTGGTCGATCGCTATGGTGTTCGCTTCCAACAGGAGCTGGACAACGTAGTCACGAGTGGCAACGGCACCGATCGGCCGGAAGGCTTGTTTGTGTCGAGCGCCGTCACCACCACGACCAGCGAAAACGGCGCTGTTGGCCCGCCGGAAATCGACGATTACGAGGCGCTGCTGTTTGGCGTCAAGAAGGAGTTCCGCACCGAGGCAGGCCGTGCTCGTTCGGTATATATCACCAACGAGACGACCTACAGTCGCGCTCGTGGCATTCCGGTTGGCGCTTCGGACGCTCGCCGCGTGTTCGGCATGGACCACGAGAGCTACGAGCTGCTGGGCCATCCGCACAAGATCAACGAATCGATCGACAATGCGGACGCCGGTTTCTTCTGCATGAACCGTTATCGCATGTATCGGCGCAGCGGTTTCGGCATTCGCGTCGTCACCGAGGATGCCGATCTGGCTCGTCGCAACACCCGCATGATCATCTTGCGGGCGCGCTTCGGCGGTCAACTGGAACTGGGTGGCGCGGGCTACCGCATCACCGATATGCAGTCCTAATTCACCTGCCACTTCCGGCTGCGGGGTCTGGAAGTCGCTGCACAGGCTGGCGCCGGTTTTTCCATCGGCCGGCGCCAGCCGTTTTTCAACTCACTCGACCATGAATCAAGCAAACGAGAATCTGATCCGAATCTGGCTGCTGGGGGCGTCGGCCATCAGCATCAAGAAGTTCTCCGAGGCTGCGAATGCTCGCGCCATCGAACTTGGTATCGTCCCAGCCGCCGAGCCGTGGCGAGCGCGCGACAACGATCCGGGCAACGTCAACGTCAATGAGCGTGGCTTGATCGATTGGGTCTGGGCCATCGAATTGCCGGTTCCGGTGCCCGAAGGCGACACGACCAAACAAGGCGACCGCGAGCGTCGACTGAATAAGCTGCGGCAAAAAAACGTCGACATCCTGGCGAAGTGCTTGGCGACGCTTCGGGCCAGGAGCTTCTGATCCACCTATTTTGCTTCTGTTTTCCATCTGGGGGTTTCACGCATGAAAGTTGTGATCGAGATTGCCGGTCCTCGCAATGAAAGCCACACGTTCAAGCCGCTCATGCGGCGGTTGCGTGGCCGCTGGGACACCGCCAACGTGGCGCAAAAGGACAAGGCGGAATCACTCAAGGCGATTTCGACAGTCCATTTCATTCCAGGCATTCATATCAGCCTGGATGTCGACAAGAAAACAGGCGTGGTCTTTGACCCGCTGGCCGAGCCCAAGGACGGCGGCACGCCGGAGGGGCACGCGATCTGGGAGAAGATCAAGCCGATCATGTCTCAGTATCCGTCGTTCTTTTCGCCCACCAAGCCCTGGCCGCAGTCGGTCAAGGAAAACATGAGCCAGGACGAAATCAAGACCTGGCTGTACGAGATGGCGCGCACGGTCGAGGCTGGCTATGCCCGCGTCGTTAGCGGCGAACTGATGTCATCGGAGGAGGCCCGCAAGCTGCCTGGCAAGCGACGCAAGGGCGCGCTGGGAAAGCTGCACAAGCCTGAAGATCAGCGCTGGACCGACCGCGTTGAAGTTCCTGCCACGACCACCAGGAAAGAGCCGGCCGGTTCTGGCGGCGGAAAGTGATTCAAGAGCAGTCGCGAGTGTGTGAAGCCCCCACTCGCAGCCCGCACGTCGACCGCGCCTGGAAGACGTGCGGGCAGCTAACAGTCGATGGAGTGATCGTCATGGAGAATCAGCAACCCAGGCGACCTTGCGAGTCCTGTGGCGGCAAGGGGAAGCTGATTTACAAGTCGCAAGTCGATCCAAGCAAAAAGGTCGAGGCGACCTGCCCGGCGTGCAGTGGGACCGGGAGGCAATCACTCATCTGCAAATAGGACTGCCGTGTCACCTGAAACCAACAGCATGTCGCTCGCGAAAGCCGTCGATCACATGGCCGACGGCGACTTGCTGCTGTTTCGTGGCTACGGAGTCTTCTCGTTCTCCAAGCTGATTCGCACAGCCAGCCGCTCGATCTACAGCCACGCGGCCATGTATTGCGTCTGGAACGGCATCCCCGCGGTGATGGAAATGTGCGAAGGCGTTGGCGGCCGCTGCGTCAGCTTGCGGAGCCAAGTCAAAGATCACCCTGGCCGCTGGGACGTGTATCGCGTCCGACAGGAATTCGAAGACCAATACGACCGCGCGGGCGCAGTGCGGCACATGTTCACTCACTCCGTTGGCGAGCCCTACGGATGGACCGCAATCTACTCAGCCGCGCTGCTGCATCTGCCGTTTGTCCGGCTGTTCATCAAGCCGGAAATGGATGACATCGGCGACCCCTCGTGGCTGCCGAAATTCTGCTCATTCGCCGTCAGCACGTCCGCCCGACTGGGCGGCAAAATCGACCCCGTTCCCAACATTTCCGACCGCATTACAGAGCCGGGCGACCTGTCCCACAGCATGCTCTGGAGATATGCGTTCACCCTCGATGGAGTTGACTGAAATGGCTCGTTATATCGCTGGAGCGATGTACTTTGTTTTCGCCGGCATCTGGATTGGATTGATGATTGCCGCTTCGATCCAGGCTTCCAACGAAGTCAAGTGGCAGCCCGTCACCGGGTTCACGATCGCGCCGCTCTCTCCGGCCTGGCCGGGTGCGGCGTTCCGCACTGGCAACATGTATCGCTGGGAATACAACAGCCGCGGAGAACTGCGGTACACCTATCTGGGCAAGTCCAATACTGAGCTGACCGTTCACTCGACCGAACCAATCACCCTGGAGGCCGAGCCGCGAATTCACCAGGACGGCGGCGGCGGGGCCTGCCTTTGCGTCGTGTCATGCGACTGTCAGAAGCCATGTCGCTGCACCGAGCGAAAAACCACTGGCCAAAAGCTAGGCGAAAAAAGCGTAGTCGAACTACAAAACTAGCGGCTTTTTGGCGGGCAACAGGACTTTTCAGCGAGTTTTCGACATGGATCGACTTACCAGCATCATCAACGGCCTTCACTGGAGCGCGATTGCCTACGAGACGTGCCGCTTTGTCGGTCGCCTGCTTTTCGTGCTCGTTGTCGCTGGCTGTACCATCAAGACGGGAGAGCCCCTGGCGATGACTCGCAGGCCAGGCGTCAATCTCACGCCGCCCAGCGTGGCGCCGCCGCCAGCCCCACTCCCAAACCAACTGCCCAACTGGAACGACCCGCTCGACATCCATGTCGACGATCCAGTGACAGAGCTGGAAATCCGGCTCGGCATTCGATTGCGCAGCCGAAACAACTGCCTTTATCTGTTTAGCGACCAGAAGCTCACGGCCGCCGCCGACCAGTTTGCCAAATGGATGGCCAGCACTGGCAGGCTCGGACACCAAGGCCAAGGCGGAAGTTGGCCTGCCGATCGCGTGCGCGCCGCTGGCTATCCGGCAAGCAAGGTTGGTGAAGTCGTAGCCGGCGATTTCGAGACACCAATCAGCGTTATCAATGGCTGGCTGCAATCACCTGGCCATAAGGCGACTATCCTCGACCCTGAGTTCACTCAATTCGGCTGTGCGATGGCAGAGGATACTCGTGGCCGAAAATGTTGGGTTGTAGTGCTCGCGAGGCCAGCGAACCGCCCAGAACCAAGCCCTTGAAACCGAGGATGTGAGTCGCCAGTTCGGCGATAGAGCGCGATGGAACGAGACACAAGCAACCTGATGATCGTACTGGTCCTGGCGGCTGTCGCCTGTCTGTTTGTTTGTCAGGGTCGCGGCTGCAAGGCCACGCACCAGCACGGCCACGACCACCACCACCACTACGACGCCCAGCGGCACGATCACTACATCCACTTTCAAGTGCCGTGGAAAAAGGATCGCGACAAATGAAACAAATGATCGCTGCGATGATGGTCTTGCTTGCCGTTGGTGGCTGCACGGTTCGCACTCCTGGAGCCCAGCAATGCGGCCCTGACGGCTGTTGCCCGGACGGCCAGTGCCCAGCGCCAGCCATCAATTACCAGCGACCGCAACCGCCCTTTTCACCGGATACGACGCCGGTGCCGGGTCCAATCAAGGAGGATTGTCCATGAAGCCACTCGCCACGCTGGCGATCATTGCGATCGTTTTCGCTGCCGGCTGCACGATTCGCACCGGCTCTGGTCCGCTGGCCTATAGCGACGCCGCCTACGTCAATTCGCCTGGCACCTGCTACGGCGACTATCCGTGGACTGGCGTGCCGCCGGTCGATCTGCCCTACGAGCTGCGGATGAAGAACTATTCCGGCGGCTCGTGTGTCCACGCCAGCACTGAAATGATCATGCGCTGGCAGGGCATGGAAGACTTGGCCGCCTGGTGGCGCGAGACGTATCACGGCGGCGAGTCATCTGGCGGACTGATCAATAAGTGCGAGAAAGCGGGGTTGCGATTCGCCTACACGACTGAGGGCGACGTTGGTTTTCTCGATTGGTGCAGCAGGACTAAACGCGGGGCGACGATTTTCTACAAGCCAAGTCATTCGATCTGCTTCTTCGGTTGGACCGAAGACGGACGCCAAGCGATTTTGCTGGACAACAATCACATTAAGGAGCACGAGTACGTCGACCGCGAGACGTTCATCAGTAAATGGAAAGGATTCGGGGGCTTCGCGCTGACACCCGTTTACTCTCCCGCACCGCCCAGGCCATGGCTGTAGACGCCAGGCCGGCAATGTCCATCTTCAACTGTGGAGGGAATCACATGAAAGTATCGTTCACTCACGCGGCGATCGCCACGCTATGCGTGACCGTATCGCTGTTCTTGGTCCGCGACTACCAGCAGAACAACGACGCCCAAGCAGCCAGCCAGATTCAACAGCAGCAGCCGCGGCAGCAATTGCAATTGCCTGCGCTCGATCTGCCCGCCAATAGCCTGATTTCCGATCGCGTCATCGAACTGCCCGAAGACGGCCAGTCGTACTACCTGACTGTCTTCACCAACACCAATCCGACGCCGCAAGAGCGTGTGATGCTGAGCTGGTTCCAAAGCGATACGTCGCTGGCCAGTCTTAAAGCGCAGACGCATTGGAACCACTACACTCCGGCACTGGCCATGTACCGCACGCGGTTTGCCTCTGCGGTCCCTGAAAATCAGTTTCCAGCCATCATGCTGCAAGGCCCGGACCAGTACGGCAACCATGGCAAGGTGGTTTTCAAGTGCGCGTCGCACAATATCCCTGATTCGCCGCAAGCCCTGGTGGCCATGATTCGCAACGCGCTCGGCCGACCCTGCCCGCGGCCTGACCCGGCGCCAACGCCGACGCCGGAGCCGAATCCAAATCCGAATCCTATTCCAGTCATCCCGGACATCGGACCACAGCCGCTGGCACCGACGCCGCCGGCCGAAGAGCCAACCAACGTGCTCGGCTTGGCGGCGATTGCCTCGCTGATCACGGCAGCTATTGCCGCCTATCTGGAAACCAAAAACCGCGTGAAGATGTAACCGCTCTGGCGGTTGATCGCGGCAGATACACCTGACACCACTGGAGAGAAATCACATGAATCCTTTTCTGCTTGCTGACATTGCGGTCACTCCGCAAGACGGCGTGATGGTTGCCCTGGCGGTCGCCTGTACGTTCCTGGTCGTCAAGATGCTGTTCCGCGTCGATGACAAGATCGAGGAGCGCCGCAAGGCCGGCATGGACCTGTTCGAAGTGCTCACCAACTGGGGGTTCGTTCGCACGCCCGAATTCGTCCGCAACTATGTTGTTGGCGATTACAGCGGCATGCTGCACGAGCTTCGCTCGGCCGTGAAAGCGTTCGCCAATAAGGAAAACGTCGTCCGCGAGCTGCAAGGCGTCTTCAAGAAAATGCTGGCCTATCTGGCGAAGGATAACGAGCTGCGGCCCTGGCTGTTGACCCAGCTCAAAGACAACGGCTTTGTGCCCGCGCCGGAGCCGCCATTGGCAGAGCCAGTTGCGGCCGTAACGCCTGCGCCGGCAACCAAGTAGCGCCAGAGTTTGCTTGACATTGCCGATCAGCTTGACCAGCCAGCCAGGGATTCCGGTTTGGCACGCCTCGCGGCGGGGAGGGGACGCCTGGTCAAGTTCGATCGGCTCTTTGCCAGGAGGGCAGCGAAGTGACTTCCAGCAACGGCAAATTAAAACTTGGCGCTGCGGAGTGGATTACGCTGGCCTCGCTGGCAATGACTCCCGCTGGTGGGTTCGCCTGGTGGGGGCTCAATATGCAAACGCGCATCGCCGTTACTGAGAACACGATGTCTCAGATGGCGGTTGTGCTCACCAAGCTGGAAACGAAAACGGATATTTTGGCTCGGATTGAAGTTCAGCAAGCCGGCATGATCGAGCGGCAGAGTGCCCTCGAAAGCCGCATCGAGCGCATTGAGCACGACGTTCAGCAACTGGCTCGCAACAGGTCGTCCGGCACCAACTAACAGCCCATGCTCACCCCCTCACCACTTTGCAGAATATCAAGTTTCCCTGCCTTTCGTGAGACATAACCCATGCCTGGTTCCCCCGCAGTTTGGTATCAGACCGCCGATGGCATTCGTCCGTTCGCCGATGGGCAGACGATCTACGGGTCGCCGGCAGCGGGCGGCAACATGGTCATGGCAAGCAATCCGACAGGCACGCCGGGGAAGATTGTCGCCGCAGATCCAATTTCATCCGCTATCCCAGCATCCGGCGCAGGCAATTCGCTGTACCTCGAAACGACTTCTGCGACCTCTGGAATGCAGATGTAGGGGGCACCAATGGCAATTACCTTCATTCCTAGCAGGCTGTCGCAATTCAGCGACTACTCCACGGTAGCGCTGTTGGCGGGCCGCGCTGGCGGGCAGACGCTGATTGGCGGCACGGCGAGTGGCGAGGATCTGACGCTACGCGGCACGTCTCACGCCACAGCAGGCGATGTGATTTCGCTGGGGACGTTCATCGCGCGGCAGATTGGCGGGGTAGCCGGCACGGATGAAGTGCAGATCAGCCACGATGGAACTAGAGGGCTAGTCACTAGCGAGTCCGGTTATTTAAACATTGCAGCCACAGGCATTAGGCTTGTAACGAATATCGGGGGCGGTGGTGCTGATCTTGTTATTGGGTCCGCTTCTACAAGAGATGGGGTGGTGACTGGTATATGGGAAGTGAATGGGTCAGGTTGGATTCGCGGACCAGAGAGCGGGATGTTTGCTTGGGGAGGCATCATCGGAGCCACTTTCCCTGACACTGCCATTGCCCGCAACGCCGCTGGTGTGGTCGAAATCAACAACGGCACGGCCGGCAGCGTCCGCGACCTGATGCTGCGGTCCCTACTCGGCAAGCCGGGCTCCGGCAGCAACGCGGCAGGCTCGAATCTCGTCCTAGCCCCTGGCCAGTCCACCGGCAACGCCACGCCTGCCAGCGTGATCTTGCAATCGACGGTTGCGGGTGCGAGCGGGTCAACGGCGCAGACGCTAATCGACATATTGACGGTGCAGAACGGGCGCGTTGCCATCGGCAGCGTGACACCACTGTCGCCACTGCATCTCAAGATGGATGCGGTCGGCTCTCCGTACTTTGCACAAGTCATTATTGAACCAGTATCTGGCGAAAGCGACGCCGTCGTCTATCTGAAAACGACGCGGGGCAGTGACCGCGAATGGTTTTTCGGAGCAGGCACGGGCGGCGCTGGCGACAGCGGCAAGTTCCGCGTCTTTGACATCACGGCCGGCGCAGACCGCCTGAACATCGACCACGACGGACGGGTTATTATCGGCGACACAAGCGGTACGGCACTACTAGACATCAACAGCGACGTGCTGCGGCTGCGAACCGCCAAGACGCCAGCCAGTGCATCGGCAACTGGCAACGCCGGTGACATTTGCTGGGACAGCGGATTCATCTACGTCTGCACGGCAACGGACACATGGAAGCGGGTGCCAATCGCATCTTGGTAACAAAACAGTCGCGGGCCGTGCGTGAACACGACCCGCTAAACCGACCGCACGGCACAGAGTCGATCACGACAGTAACGTAACCAACAACCAACAGGAGAACGAAAATGAGCGCACATCGACAAGCAGACCGCCAAGCCATCTTGCCACAACTGGCGAAATTTGCGCAGCAGCAAGTGGAACTGGCAGCCAACGCGCAAATCGCGCTGGGCAAGCTGGAACTCTGGAGCGGTGTCCAACTGGACGACTTTGGCGACGGCGAGGACGCACAGGCCAAGCTAGACGAAACGCTGGCAGCCGTGGCGGCGGCGAAGCAGTTGTTGAGCGTGCTGGACAGGCCGGTTATTGGCTTCGAGCCGCTGACCGTAAAGCAGGCGCTGTTGCGGGTGGCGAAGTAGGAACTTTTACCTGGGGCAGACAACCAGGAGAGAACACATGTTAAAAATCGAAGGCAATTCCGTGATGCTGAATCTTTCGCCGTCGTCTGGTGGTTTGAAACTTTGCAGCACGCCACAGACCGCCAATCTGATGCCAGCTGGTGACTTGCCGTTGTCCGACCCATCGTTCACGAACGACGTGCCGAGCATTGTTATCCGCTCAACGACCGCGCCTTTTCAGTCCAGTATTACACAGCAGGAGCCAGTGCAATTCGAGGCAGCGAAGATGCTGCAAAAGCAACAGGACGAAATCGACCAACTGAAACGTCGGGTTGCAGCACTGGAAGCGAAGTTGGAGGAAGGCGGCGACTACTAAATGACCGACGAACCAACCCCCCAACCCACTCCCGACGAACGCCGCAAGAAGCTGGTGGACGAGCAGCGCGCCGCCATCGAGCGGGAGATTGAGTTATTGACGAAGCAGCAGCATCACCGCGAAGTGACGCTAGTGCAGCAGCAGCAGGAGTTGCAAACCATCGCGGCGAGAATCGAAGAACTGAAATCAACGCTGGTCGAGTGGACCGTGAAGGACTGACATGGCCAAACTACGATTTTGGGCGCGGCAGTTGACCGGCACCAATCTTTACGCGCACATCACTAACACGTCGGCCGAAATCTGGAACGGCACAGCCTACGAGGCTGTCGTTGCTGCCAATATCGCCACCTATGCCATTACGCTCACGGAGCACGACGGATTCGGACTGTTTAGCGCCGACGTACCGGACCTGCCAGAAGGCTTGGCCGACGTTCCTATTTTCCAGCGGGCCGGGGGATCGCCAGCGACCACCGACGAGCAGGTAGGGGTGGGCACGCTGGATTGGAGCGGGAGCGCGGAAAGGACGCTGTTGACGGACACGCAAATTGAAGATGCCGTTTGGGATGCTGCAACCACCGATCACACCACCGCCGGCACGTTTGGCTTGCTGTTACAAACGATCAACACGGCCATCGCCGCTCTGTCTTCCGCCGCCGCCATCGCCGCCGCGGTATGGGCCTACGCCACCCGCACGCTCACCAGCTCGGCCGCCGCGACGGCCGCGACGGTCGAGGGCGATAACATTACGATCACGCGCGGCGACACGGCCAGCATTTCGATCACCGGGCTGGGGTCGATTGCTGACCGTTCTACACTCTGGTTTACCGTCAAAAAGCAAGAGCGAGAGGCCGATACCAGGGCGACGATTCAGATCACCGAATCTGGCGGGTTGCTGCGGCTGAACGGGAGTACGACAACCAGCGGCAATGGTTCAATTACAGTCGACAGCGCAGCCAGTGGCGATGTCACGATCGCAATCGACGAGGCGGCTACCGCAGAGCTTGATCCGGGGCAATACATTTACGACATCCAGGTTCTGCGGTCTGGCGGCAGTGTAGGTACTCTAACGTCTGGCAAATTCATCGTCTCAGCGGATGTCACTCGATCAATCAGTTAAGCGGTGAATTCATGCTCGTCACGATCGACGAAATTCTGATTTATATTGGCAAGAGCACGTCTGTCACGGAAGCAGAGCGTGAGCTGATTTCACTGATCCACCGCCCAGTAGAGCGTGCGCTGCAAAACTACATCCAAAAAGAGCTTGGCCGTCGCCGGCATGTCGAATATCTGCCAGTTGGCGATGACCTGAAACTCGACAACCGCCTGGCTGATTTCGAGTACGAGAACGGCCGCGCGGTCGCCAGTATGGGCGTCGCCGGCAGCGACCGTTTGCAGCTCACGCATGCGCCCGTCATTTCAACGGGCATGGAAGTCTACGAGGACACTGGCGCCAACGCCGGCCACCACCCCAGCAGTGCCTTTCCGGCATCGAGCCTGCTGACGTTTGGCAGTGACTACTGGCCAGACACCGACAGCGAGTATGACGTGTCAGGCGATGTTGGCACGAAAATCTGCCACTCCGGCGTGCTGTTTCGCAGCGGCTACTGGCCGCGCGAACCGCGCAGCGTGAAAGTGCTCTATTACGGCGGTTGGGATGCGGATCAGCTCATGGAGTGGGCCGAAGACATTCGGCTGGCTGTAATCAAGTCGATCGCCACCGAGTTCTGGAAGGTCAAGCATGGAGCACAGAACCAGGGAGCCGGGCCGCTGACTTCGGAGTCGATCGGCAAATGGTCGGGCTCGTATGCCACGAACCTTTCCTCGCTAGGCGCTCCGCAACTGATCTGCCCTGAATCACAACACATTCTAGAACACTACCGGGATTGGGGCCGATTGTTCGGCTAACCGACATGAGCATCGCATCACTCTGCACTGGTCACACGCTCGTTGAAAAGCCGATCGCCGTCTCGGTCGGCTCGGCGATGGGCGTGGCGTACACGCCAGGGACCGCCAGCAACAAAACCTGTCTCATGCAGACTGTCTCGGCGTCCGAATCGCTGGGCTTCAAGGCTCGCGACCAGCGCGCGACGCACATGGCATTCTTTTCTTCGAATCCATCGCTGGAGTACGATTCACACTTCACTTGGACCGATGCCGCGGGCACCGTCCACGTTTTGCGATTGCTGGGGGCTTACGACGAAGGCCGGCCCGGCGTGGCGACCCCGATGTTGTGGATCGCGGAATTCGAAGAGGACAAGGGACGGCTGGAGGCGGCTAATGGCTAAATCGCAGATCGGGGTCAATTCAACTGGACTTACCCTTTTATCCTTCGCGGCCAAGTTTTACTGGAAGCTCCGTCCGGCGGAATACCTGATTCGCCGTGAGATTGCCAATCGGCTTGACGACGCGGGGAAGGTCGCCTTACGCCAGCTTCGCAAGAATCTGTCGACGCCGTTCCCGCCCGCCAGCATGCCCGGCGAGTTTCCGCACCGCCGTACCGGCGAGCTGCAACGCCGCACGCGATACACCGTCAACCGCTCCAAGCTCACGTTGTCGCTGTACGCCGACGCCAAGCACGCGCCGTTTGTCGAGAAAACGCGGCCATTCCTGACCCGCTCGCTGTTCATGGCCGCTGGCCAGATTATGGGCTGCTTTGGCCGGAGGCGACGCTAAATGCCCGATACATCATCCCTTGACGTTTTTGCAGCCGTCAAAGTAGCTTGGGACGACGTGAGCGGACTGTCGGACATCGACGGGCCGTTTTTTGGGGAGCGCCCCAAACAGAACACCGATGGCTCGGAAGTAACCTTCCCTTACGCCGTGTTCGAGAGCATCGACAACCGGCGAACACTGACAACTACGTCGTCGGAATACTGGCGGCATGAATTCAAGGTCCACTTTTACCACGAGACAATCGAGCAGGCTGGCGCTGCCATGGCCGAGGCCGCCAGCGTCATTGACGCGGCGGTCTTGACGATCGCCAACGGCTCGATGACCAGCAAGCGTAGGCAAGCCGAAGAAATGACGATCGACGACAAAAAGGTAGGGCGAGCAGCCATTGAATACCTCGTCGTCCGGCGCAAGGCGCTGACCGGGCGATAACAACTCGAACAACCAACGACGTGGGGGCCGTTTCACGCTCGCGAATTTCCTCTTGAAACAAAGGAGTTCGCGGCATGTCATCTGGAGCCGTTTCCTCAACTGGTTCGACAGTCAAAATTGGTTCGTCTGAAATCGTCGAAGTCACTGGCTTCGACGTGGATCGAAAACCCGAAGTCCACACCTACGCGGCGAACACGACGGACGGCTTCCAGGCTGCGGTCGTGGGAACCAAGCGAGCCAGTGGAACCGTCCGCGGCAAATACGACCCCCTTGATCCGATCACGGATCACATGGATGACGGCGATGCGGTCACGCTGTCCAAGTACCTGACCGCCAGTAAATCCACCAGCTACCCCTGCAAGATCGACGGCCTCAGCTTCGAGGTTGACATCGACACCGGAGATATCGTTGGTTGGGAAGCCACCTGGACTTCGCATCTGGCCTGGACCGACACCTGATCGCCGTCTCGTTTGGCGTGAAGTGAGTCCACAACTCACCTGGAGGGCTTAGTGAGCACTGCTTTAGGTTTGGCACTCGGCGCGGGAGTGCCCGTCACCATTGCTGGACAGACAGTCGTAATGCCGCCAATGGTCATGGATGACATTGCGACGATTGGCCACTGGATGAACAGCCGGCGGGCGAATCCGCTGGAATTGGCCGCCAAGTCACTGCATTACTTCCCGCCCGCCGAACAAGATCGTCGCTGGGAACAGGCCGTCAAGTCGGCCGCCGAGGCGTTTGCGATCGACCCGGATGTCGTGCTTCGCTTTATCGAGCATGACATCGAGGGAATGGCCATGAGCGTCTGGACGCCGCTGGAGCGGGTGTATCCCGGACGGTTCACGTTCGCCGCCGTGAAGGAATACATCGTCGAAGAGGGATCGAAAAACACTGCCGAGTTTCGCGACCTGCGCGACAAGCAGCAACAGATCAACGGACTGGATGCGGTGGGAAACTCCTCTGGCCAGTCACCGACGCCGCCGACGAATCAGCCGATCGAGGCGGTTCCGGCAGCCGGGTGAACTGGCCACACCTAGTCGCGATCGCTTGCATGGCGCCGGACTTTGGCGGCCACGGCAAGACGATCCAGGAAGTCAGACTTTGGACGCCCTACCAGCTCATCATCTTCACGATGGAGCCGGACAAGATCAACGTTCCCATGTTCCCTGGCAAGCCGATCAAGGGGAGTAGTCGCACCCAGAAAATGAGCCGCGCAGAAGCCGCTGATTTTCAGCAGAAAAAGCAAGGCAATAAGCCGCCGCCGACGCGGAGGCCGTCTACTGTCACCCAGCGTTATCAGCGGTCCCAGCAGTCGCGAAAGGCTCATTAAGTGGGATACGACACAAGGCTCGGCGAAGCATCGATCCTGGTGAGCATCCAGGAGAACATCAAGCGTGACATGGGCCGCATTCGCAATGCGGTCGAGTCCACGATGGGCTCCATGCTGGCCGCGGTCAACTTGCCGACCAGCTTTAGCGGGCTGGTCACGGACATTCGTTCGCTGGGTAATGAGCTGATTCGCACGAATGCTCAGTTCGAGGGCTTCGCGGCCAGCATGAAAGTCGTGATGGGCAGCGCCGGCCAGGCCCGCGCGATGATGCGCGAAATCGAGAAGTACGCGATCAAAACGCCGTTCACGCTGGAAACCCTGTTTCCAGGCGTGCAGCAGCTCATCCAGGCCGGCTTCGACCCGGCGAAGATGGTCGGCGAAAACTCGATCATGGAAGCCTTGGGCGGGGCGGCCTCGTCCAGTTCGCTTGGTCCTAACGTGGCCATGGAACGCATCATCTACGCCGTCAAGCAGATGAAGGACGCTGGCAAGGTCATGGGGCAAGAAGTGCTCCAGCTCTCTAATGCTGGCATCCCGTTCTGGGCGATCATGGCCGAGCAGATGGGCAAGAGCGTGCCGGAGGTGAAGAAGCAAGTCCAAGGCGGCACGATGCAGATCGACGCCATCCTGGAGACTTTCTTCGCTGGCCTGCGCAAAAAGTACGGCGGCATGATGAGCGAGCAGTCGAAGACGTTCGCCGGCATTCAGTCGAACATCCAGGACCGCATGTCCCAGATCAAGCGCGAGCTGGGCGGGCCGATCTTCGGCTTCGCCAAGAATCGCGCGAAGGACTTCCTCGATTTCATCAACTCCGATGCCGTTGTCAGCGCCGTTAAGACAATCAGGGCGGCCCTGGTCAGCTTTTTCACTTACGCGGAAACGATGATCCACCGTGGCACCCAGTTTGTCGCCCAGTACGGACAGGCGATTCAGCAGTGGGTTGCCGCCGCTTGGGAGCGGTCGAAGAACGCCGCTTTGGCGGCCTGGAATGCCATGTACCCGATTCTGGCGCAAGGCATCGCTTTCGTCACCGAGTACATTCCGACCTACGAAGAGATTCAGAATGTCGCGGCAGGCGCCTGGAACTACATCGCCGAAACCGCTGCATCGACCTGGGAGTGGATCACTCAATTGATCGCTCGCAACCGGGAGGAGTGGTCGACTTGGTGGGTCTACGTCGTGAACATCTGGAACAACCTGAAGCGCACGGCCAGTCAGGTATTCGAGTCTGTGGCGACCGTGATCAGCAAGATCGTGGACGGCTTCTCGATGGATCCGGTGAACACCGCTGTTGATGCCGCATTCAAGGGCGTCACCGGCCTGCTCAACCAGTTTAGCCTGCTTAGCACCAACTGGCAGTTGACGTGGGAGTTGATGGTCCTGCACGTCAAGCTGGCGATCGAGAAGATGAAGGGCATGCTCGGCGCGTTCGTGGCGGAAGTGCCGGTTCTGATGGAGAAAGCCTGGAATGCCGCGGCGGATGCAATCAGCGGGAAGGACGAAGAGAATCCGAATGCCAGACGGTCGCGGATGCTCGGTCTGAATCGCCAGCAAACCGAGCAGCAGGAGCGGCTGCGCAATCGATACATCGGACTGGCTGAAACCGCCAGAAAACAGGGCGGCAAAGTGACTGATGAAAAGGGGCACGAGTACACAACAGAGGAGCTGGATAACGCAATCAACGAGTCGAGCCGGCGCATGAAGAAGCTCAAGGCTGAACGTGAAAAAATTAACAGCATGAGCGACAATGAGATTATGGACAAGGGTTTTGGCCTTACCACCAAAGTCGAAGAGGGAATGATTACCCAAGGCATCGCCGGCTTGCTGGAAAGCGGCTCTCAGGCGACCAAGAGCTTTGGCCAGCAAGCCAAGATCGACTCCGATCGTGAGGCGGCGACGATCGAGCAGCAGATTGCCAAAGTGCAGGAGCAGATGCGTAAAGAGCGTGACGCCAATATGACGCTCGAAGGAAATGCACCAACGGGCGGCACACCCGCGACCGCTGGCTTGCCGTTTGTGCGCACGCCGCTAACCGATCCAGCCACCGAATGGGCGAAGAAGGCCAGCGCAGCAGCCAAGGCAGCCGGCGAATCGGATGGCGGCCTGGATGCGAAACTGCAAAACATTCGTGGCGAGGACATCCCCGACGAGCCGTTGCGGTCGCGGCCGCGGGCAGGCATCCCGCCGCCTAGCGCGCTGTCACGCAAGCCGAAGGGCAAGGTCGGCTACGAAGGGCTAGTGCAGCGATCAAAGTCGATCCAGCAATCTCTGTTTGCCGCCAGTAAGGCGAGCCCGGAAGTGCGAGCCATGAAGTCGATCGAGAATGTTGGCAAACAGCAGCTCGACAGGCTCGGTGGCATCGCGGCCAACACACAGAAGACGGCAGACAACGTAATGAACATGGGTGCGAGGGTGGCGTAATGGCTGTCGTCCGCGATCAAGTTCCAGGCTGGCCGCAGTATCGTGGCTCCATGGCCGAGCTGACGGCCACCACGAAGTTTATTATCGATTGGGATGACATCGATCCGCTGTATATCGAGCTGTTTCCCTTGGCGATCGCAGGCGTCCCGCAGCTTCCGGAGCTACTGACCGGCAGTTCGGTTCTTTATGCCGACAGCGTGTTTTTCGAGCCTCTGTGTGGCACCACAGGCGGTGAGTTCGACGGATCAGCCTACCCATCCGTCTACCAAAACGCACTAGCGACAGTCGACTACAAGACGAAGACGTATGAGCACAACGGATCGAACATTCTGACGCGACAGATTTCGATTAGTGGCGAGTTTATGACTCTGCCAGCGCGTGCTCTGCGATGGGCCGGTGGCGGTTCAGACAATCTGGTGACTGGCGAGGATTTATCTGCCGGCAAGGTTCTCACTTCGCTGGAGCACTCCATCACCGCCCATCGCGTTCCGACGCCCAGGTATTCGGCGATCAGGAGCTTGATCGGCAAGGTGAACAGCGTTGCGTTCGAAGGCGCTGCGATCGAGACGCTGTTATTCATTGGCGCCGAGCTGAATCAGGAGGTCACTGCCGGTGGCAGTATGCCGTGGACGGTTAGCATGAAATTCCAGGAGCGGTTTATCAACGGCAACACAGCGTTGAATTGGAACTACTTTTTGAGGCCCAACACTGGAACGTGGGAGCGACTGCAACTGGTCAACGGCGACCCTATCTATAACTCCGGAGCGTTCAGCGCGATGGTCGCATGATTGAAGACATCAAAAAGTGGGTTAAAGGCGATTCGATAACGGCCGATCGGCTGAATGCCTACAACCGCGCGCTGGGCATCGTGGACGACGCCACGGTCAGTCCAAAGCTCGGCATGCTTCACAATGGCGCCGGCAAGCGCATCCTGGATGGCTATCGCGAAAAAGTCTTGCTGTTCGAGCTGACTGAAGACTTGGCGATCGACGGCAGCGACGACGTGCGTAGCGCACTGGCGAAGCGACTCGTCCTCGATCCCGACTCGAATACATATAACGTTGACCAGAGCGACCAGACGGAATATCGCCTCTATCACCCTCAAGACAAAGAGAACAATGATGCCAGTCCGGGCAGACTGGATCGCGTACACGCCAAATTCAACTATCAGTCTAGTCGCTGGGAGATTATCACTGGCGGCCAGGGCACTACAGTCGTCATGTTTCGCCCGGAAGAAGAATTATTCCGAGGCATGGCTGCCAACGCCCGGATCGTGGATCCGGCGACATTGCTCACCAAGCCCGGCCCGCAGATCATCGTGCAGGACGATGAGCGAAAATGGTTCGCGCGCGGCGAAACAGCTCCCTCTGGAGATGACGGCGGCGACCCCAAGGGGAACGCTTGTTTTGGGTTTGCACTAAAAGCCAATCTTACCGACGACGGGCAAGTCGGATCGGGCGACATATTCAGTGAGCTGCAAGTTTATACGGTCATTTCCGTGGGGACATGGTATCGGTACATCACCGGCACGCTACTGGGCGACCAATGGGAGGTCGAAGCCGAGAACGTCACCGGCCACGACGGCGAGTGGCCACGATCGGACATGGGGACCAACACAGGAAAGATCACGCTCTATCCCCTGGGCTGCCTGGAGGCCGCTTACGGCGTCGAGTTTCGAGCTATCTTCAACGCCACTAATCGCCACTACGAAGTGTGGTCGGCGTGCTGCCCGGAGTAGCCGATGAGCGGACTGCAAAGCTATGGTTGTTGCTGCAACCCATGCGAGATGATTGAGCTACCCTGTTGTTATATCCCGCTTAGTCAATACCTGATTGCCACCGCACCCAACGGCAAGCGGCACATCCTGCGCTACGATCGATCTTGGGGCGAGTACGGCGCCTGGATCGGCTACGTCCTCTACGTCAGTGACTCTGGTCATCCACTGGGGAGAGTCTCGCGCGTCGAGTTCGGCCCGAATTGCGTGGGCGACTTGCAGGTTTCGACCTGGACGCTCCGCATCTACTGTCGCGATGCTTTCCAGAATCGTCCGACAGACTTCCAGGCGACGGTCGATTGTACTACCGGCGAGTTTAGCGCCGTGTTTGACGTGCCGTCCCTGCACCCCGATTGCTGGGATACCGACGAGATGCACGGCACCTGGACTATCACAGACCCCGGCCAACTCTGCACTTCCTGCTGCTGTGCGCGATCTATGCTGGTCGTCAATCCGGGCGGCCAATGCTGCGCTAGTCTGGCTGACCCAGACGGCACGGTGCCTCTGACGGCCATTCTATGGGATGATTTTTTACTGCTGGGCACCTGCCACTTGGAGTCGGCGTCGTTTTACGTCATCGGGCCTAATCGGGATTGCGAGGTATGCGACATCTGTAATACGTGCGATAGCTTTCTAGAAGTAGTGGGCCTGATGAGCTGGGTCGTTGAACAACTGGCGGGCACGAACCCCGGAACGTGCCTGGTTCGGGCGTCACTCGTCGGCGTGGCGGACTGCCCGCGGACATGGGTGGTTTATGAGCTTGACAATATCACCCAGCAACAATGCGCTGGCACGGCGACACTGACGCTCGCCAAGGTGTCCGAGAGTGTCTCAGACACCTTTGATTGCACGTTTCCTGACGAGATCAGCTTTCAAAACGCCTGAGACAGTAATTGTGACATGTATAGACACCTACAGGACGACTGGTATCAGTGCGACACATGCGGGTCGCGCCGCCGCTCTCCGGTCGATCTATCGAGTATTCGTTGTCGCTGCGGCAGTACCCCATCTCTCCCCGAGACCACGACGGACAAAAAAAAGCCGTGCGGCGAGCCGTGCGATAATCGCGTCGTCAAATTGTTTGAGACGGCATGGGGTTTCGCTAAATCAATCGCCTATTGGACCGCACGCGGCTTTAAGACCACGACGCAAGAGCAGTACGAGGAGCGGCGGGCGATCTGTCGCTCCGGCCCGCATGGAAAGTGCCCCAGCGGACAGCTGGTGGTCACGTTGGGGATGGTCGAGCGGTGCGGCAAGTGCAAGTGCGTCGTCGCGCTCAAAGCAGGACTCGTGCAGAACGACGGCAAGAGCGACTGCCCGCTAGGACACTGGCCAGCGATTGAACTGGCGGCAGAAAGCGCAGGCGACGAAGACCAGTCGGAGCCGCTGGAGGATTGCCGGATCAAGCTGGTAACGCGCGAGCCAGCGCCATTTGAGTCAGCGCCATCGGAGACAGCCGTAGACCTCACCGAGAGAACGGTGTGCCTAACGATCCTTAAGGGGCTGGGCGATTCGATGTGCTTTCGCTCGGCGCTCATGCACCTGGCTCGCTTTCGTCCGCGATGGAAGGTTGACGTGTTGACACACGTTTATCATCGATCGCTCTTCCAAGGACTCTGTGAACGCGTCTTAGAGCAACCGCCAGACCATTCTCAATACGACGTATTGCACCAGCCTGGATTTATGAGGCCCAGGCAATGTTACGTGAAGGTGCCATGCAATACGACCCAATTGTTCCTGCTAAGCATTCTCGGCGTAACTCCGTCTGCCGAGTTGAGCACCTACGGGCAGTTGTCGCCCAGTGACCAAGAGGTCGAGTATGCCGATCGATGGCTGGCTCCATATGGAAATGTGGTGCTGATTCATCAGCGGGGCCGCAGCTTTCCGACCGCCAAGAATCCGCCCGGATCTACATGGGGACAGTTGACGCAGAAAGTCCGCGACATGGGCTACACGCCCGTCGTCGTCAATTTCGACGGAAATGCCGAGTTGCATGGCGCTGTCAGCCTAAGTGCCGGCAATTACCATCAGCCACAACATGGAACGAGCCTGGCAGCCCTTATTAGTCGCTGCACGCTGTTTGTCGGGGTCGATTCTGGGCCGTTGCACGTCGCCGGCGCCACGGCGACGCCGACCATTGGAGTGTGGCTCAATCATCATCCTGCACATAGCTATAACATTGCCGATAACGTCACCCACCTGGTTCCGAGAAACCACGTTCAATTCCTACCGCGCAAGAACCGAACTTTCGGCGGCCGGGTCTTCGATGACCACTATCGATACCGGATATACGACGACCTGGGCGGCGACCTGGCATCGACGGCCGAGAGGCTGCTGTCCGCCGGCGGGCCATCGCCCGATGGCGAGCTGGTGCGCGTCGACGGATCGTGGCTGCGCCGTCGGTGGAAAGCCGAAGACTTGTATATCTGGCGGGAGATTTTCGAGCAGGACGACTACCGCGTCCGCCAGCTTGGCTGGCGCCCGCAGTGCGTCATCGACATCGGGGCGCATTGCGGCTTCTTCACGCAGCTGGCTTCGCAGCTCTGGCCGTCCGCGGCGCTGATCGCCGTCGAGCCTGCCGAAGAGAACGTCGCCGTAGCGCATCGCAATTGCCCGCGAGCCAGCATCATCCAGGCTGCCTGCACCTATGACCCTGAGCCAATCCACTTGGAGGTCTCGCTAGGGACAAAGGAACACACCGGCGGCTGTCGCGTCAGTCAGCTTGGCAGAGTTGTTCCGCGTGTGACCATGGATGAGATTCTGTCGAAAACCGATTGCCATGACATCCTATTGAAGTTGGATTGTGAAGGCGGCGAGTTCTCGATCATCGAGCACTGTCAGCAGATGCACCGCATCCGCACGATCGTCGGCGAATGGCACGATCGCAACCGGTTCATCAAGCTGGTTCGCCGGAAGCTCCCAGACTGGAAATTAACGATCTACCGCGACCATGAAATCGGACTGTTTCGCTTGGACCGACCATGCTCACCGTGATGACCAATGGCTGTTTTGACCTATTGCACGCCGGCCACGTCGACTTCCTGCGCCGCTGCCGACTGCTGGGCGATCACCTTGTCGTGGCGATCAACAGCGACCAATCGGTGCAAAGACTCAAAGGGTCGGGGCGGCCGATCTACAGTCAGCACGAACGTATTTGCATCGTTTCCGCTTTGCGTTATGTAAGCGAAGTTCATGTGTTTGACACCGAAGAGGAGTTGTCGGAGTTGGTGAAGCGGATTCAACCTGACGTATTGGTCAAGGGGGGTGACTACGCCGGTCGCGACGTAACCGGGGCAGGGCATGCTCGGCGACTGGTCCTGTTGCCGCTCGTGCCAGGGCATTCAACCAGTCAGACGATCGCGAGGCTGCGATGAGGCGTGCGTTTTTTGTTTGCGGACCTGAATCGAGCGGCAATCGCCTCATGGTTTCCATGCTGGTCGATGCCGGCTGTTGGGGCCGGGGGAAAATCGATCAACCCATCGACGGGTCGCTGCCAGATTACCCGATCGTCAAACCTGAGCCGCAGCCGGATCGCCTGGCGTTTTATCGCTCTTTTCCGCATGGGGGACATTGGCCGAATTTCATGCAGATCGTCAGTAACTTGCGGGCCTGGGGTTATCGGGACACCACTGTCCTGGTCATGGTCCGCGATCAATACGCCATTGAGCGCAGTCAGGTTCGCGCTGGCCATGTCAGCGACCTGAATCACGCGCGACAAAACACTACACGGGCATACAAAGAGATTTTCTTTGGCGTGACTCGCCTCCGGCTGCCGTTTGTCATCGTGTCCTACGCGCGGCTGGGAGTGCCGGAATACCGCCAATGGATCACCGAGACACTGCGACTTCCTAAAGCACCAACGATTGAGTGGACGAATGAAGACACCAAGTATTACGGCCAAGTGTGATGTGGACGCCATCTTGGACTCGATTCGCGGGGTCCAGATTCAGGTGTGCGGCGACACGCTCGTCGATCTGTATCTGCATCTGGCGAATCCGCGTGCATCCAAGCGCAATGCGCAGCATGTGTCCTGCGATCTGATTCGCAAGGCAACGATCCCCGGCGGGGCTGCCAACGTCGCCTGCTACGCCGCCGCGCTGGGGGCTCGCGTGGAGTTTCACTCGATCTTCTTCGCCGCTGCCCATGAGCCGGTCGACTACCTGGAGAGCATCGAGAATCTTTCGCTGCGATTGATCTACACTAAAGACTGGCGCAATCCGGTCAAAACGCGATCGGTCATTGGTTCCGACGTGCGGATGCAAGGCAGCTACGAACCGGACGGTCTGGTTCCCGCCTTGTTGTCGGAACAGCTCGTCGATCAAGTCTTAGGCATGGATGTCAAGACGATCGCTCTGGCCGATTATGGGCGAGGGGCCGTGAATTACCGGCAGGCTCGGCGACTCTGCGAGAGCGGCAATCAGGTGCTGGTTGATCCGCACAAGCGCACCGAATGGTCGCGGTACGACGGGGCGCATTGCGTGAAGGGAAGTCATCTGTTTTTCGCAGAGGACTACGGGCAATCCGCCTGCTCGCCAATTCGCATCATCACCCACGCGGAACAAGGATCGCAGCTCTGGAGGACAGGCCATGCGTCGCCGGTATGGATTCCAGCGATTTCAACACGGGTCGCCGATACGACCGGCGCCGGTGACTGCTATCTGGCGGCGCTGGCGTGTTGCACTGCGGCCGGCGTCCCAACTTTTGAAGCATGTCAGTTCGCGAGTGTGGTGGCGTCAATGAGCGTCGAGCGGATTGGCACGGAGCCGATCTATCCGCATGAAATCAGGGATTGGGCGAGCACGGTGGCATGTTCGTAAGCGGCCAGGGCCAGCCGCTATCGCTGGCCAATCTGTATCGCAATGGCCAGGCATTTTTGTTGCTGTCTGGACCTAGCGCAAAACAGCTCGATCTTTCGCTGCTAACGCGGCGAGGCTGCTACGTCATGGGCGTGAACAATTCGCCCGCCCTGGTTCGCTGCAATTCGATGATCTACGTCGATCGCGCCTGGAAGATTCACGATGCGATCTGGCTCGATCCGGCAGCGATGAAGTTCGTGCCGCAAACGCAGCTCGATTGTGGTATCCGCCGCCAGACGCCAAACGGGCCGGCTTATCCGGCCGCTCCGATCGTCGCTGGCACCCTGCCAGGGGTCGTTGGCTACGCGCGCAATGATCACTTTCGGCCGGCAGTGTGGATCGAGGAGGCGTCGGTCAACTGGGGGCACAACGACGTGCGAGGGGGCACTTACCCCTATTGTAAGGACGTACTGTTCGCGGCCCTCAAGGTGTTGTACGTGCTGGGCTTTCGCACGATCTACCTGTTGGGCTGCGACTTTTCCATGCGCGCTGACCGGCCCTACGCATTTGACGTGGCGCTGGGCCAGCACCACGCCGAGTGGTACGAGCACGCCAATAACAGCATCTACAAAAAGATGGCCCAAATGCTGGCCGACCTGAAACCTCACTTCGATTCCGCCGGGCTGAAAATTTTCAATTGCAACCAAAAATCTGGGTTGACGGTTTTTGAATCATGCTCTTACAACGCCGCCATCGGTGCGGCTTCCGGGGGTATTCAGCAAGGGTTGCTGGACGCCAGGGGCTGGTACGAACTAAACGACTAGCAGTCGATCGAGGGGCACGGAGCCCATGCAGGACTGGACTCTCATTCTGGCAGTGGACGCCGAACACGCGCGCGAACTTCAATTGTCCTGGCCGACGTGGCGAGCGCACCGGCCGGAGATTATGGAGCATCCGCTGCTGGTCATGCTTGATACGTCAAGTTGTGGACCCAGCACGCTCGACATCATCGGCATCGATCATCCGCATGTGACGTTTGCGAGCTGGCCGCCGCGCAGGTTTGGTTCGTTTCCAAACCAGCGAGCCAAGATGCTGTGGTCATTCGTGGCGGCGGCCGACTACATCCAGACTCCGTACTATCTCAAGCTCGACACGGATGTCATCGCCCGCGAGCCGTCGCAGTGGTACTCCGACTGGTGGTTCAAGCGGAACTATTCTTTCATCGCGCCGCGCTGGGGATACACCAAGCCTGCCAACGCCATCGAGCAGCTTGAAGCCTGGGCTAACCGCATCAAATTGGGTGAAGAGTTGGTTGATCCGGGGTTTGCTCGCCATGGCGATCGCGTCATGCACAAGCGAATCACGTCCTGGATGTTCTTCGGGCAGACCAACTGGACTCGTAGCATGGCTGCGATCGCCGCCAAGCACCCGCCGCCCATCTATTCGCACGACACGTTTCTCTGGTTCTGTGCCGTCCGCACTGGAGCGCACTTCATGCCGATCAGCGCTCGCGGAAACGGCTGGGAGCACGTTCCGCCATTCAAGCTGGAGCGAGCCGCACAGGAGGCGTTGACATGCCGGAGCTAAACGCCGACTGCCCGCGGTTCGAAGTGCTGGTGCGAAGTGAGTTCCTTTACAACTTCCAGAAGGGCATGGGCGAGTACGCGCCCGGCATCTGTCACTCGATCACGTCCATTCCAGGCCGAGCGCTGGGCTTCAACGTCCTATTGAACAACGGAGCCCATATCGGCCGACTGCCGATTCACGCGCTGGCGCACCGCCGCGACCGTGTGGCCAGCGTGCCGCATGATGACCCTTGGCGCCGGCAGCTCTGGGATTGCTTCTCGGCGAATGTCGCTGTGGTCGAGTACGCCTATCTGTCTGGCATGCGCTGCCGCGTCAGCCTGGCCGATCGCAAAGTGATCGGCGGCGTCTACATGTTTACGGTTGACTACTGGGGTTCGCCCGCCGCTGAATCCGCTGGGAATGCTGGCTGGAAGTGTCATCACCTGATCGCGCTGGATGACGGCACGTTTGCCGCGCAACCGAACAACCGCATCTGCCTGTTCGAGCCCTCTTGCGTTACGCCATTCGAGCAGCCGCCGGACTACAAGACGATGGAGCGTGTCTGGCGCGTCGAGGACGGCGCTCGCTGGCGCACGTCCGATGACAGCGCCATGTTCTACGGCGTTCAGGAGCTGAATCAATGAGTGACTGCATGATCGTCCTCACGAACTGGCGCAGGCCGCAAAACATCGCGCAGATTTTGTACGCGATCAAGCGGCAGTCAGTGGCACCGATCGCAGTCGCTTGCATCGACAACGCCGAGAGTGGATACGAGCTGCCGGCCTGTGACGCTTGCCGGTTCGATGCTTACTTTCGCGTCGAGCGGCCGAACTACGGGCCGCCCTGCCGGTTTATCCCCGCGCTGGCCAGTTATGCGGAGTATTGCCTGTTTCTGGATGACGACCTGTCACCCGGCTGGCGGATGCTCGAAACTTTCCAGGACACCGCCAAAAAGCTGCGAGGGCAATTCTCCACGCTCTGCCAGATCGGCCGCATCTTTGAGTATCACGGTCATCGTGTCCCGCCCTGGCATTACAAGGCCCGTAACGTGCCGCTCCAGCGAGAGCCCATTCGGGTCGACATGGGCTGCCGCGCGCACTTTTTCCGCACGCGCGACTTGCATCACGTCATTCAGTTCAACTGGGACTTGATCGACGCATACGGCGAGCAGGCTCGCATCGAAGTCGCTCGCCACGACGACCTGTCTCTTTGCCTGGGGTTGCAGCGCGCCCTCAATCTGCCGACGTACATCTTGCCTGAAAACCTGGATCGGTCGACCTGGATCAACGGCATGGAGCTTCCCGACAACGACGCTTTGTCGAGCATGCCTTTATTCAAGCAAGTGCGCAGCGAATTCATTCACTGGGCCGATCAAATCGGCTGGCAATCACTCGTTTCGAGGTAGGCATGGCCCGCTTTATCTTGCGTGTCGATGACGTAGGCTGGCTCCCGGATCACAGCCCCGACTACGGCCTGGAATACTTCGCCGCCTGGCGCAAGGCTGCCGGCCTGTCGGGCTTGCCGGTCTATTACGGGGCCATCCCAAGCTGCATTGGGGATCGCGAGTTGAAATGGCTCCAAGAGAATCTCGCTGGCCGCGAGGAGCTATCGGTCCATGGCTGCGATCATGCGCGAGGCGCGAACGTCACTCGCCAGCAAATGGCCGATGCAATCCATCGCTTCCGCACGGCGGCAAAATGCCGGTCGTATATCGCCCCCTTCAATAAGTACACTCCCGCCACTGTGCGAGACTGGAACTTGGCGACTGCCGCCGATCACGAAGGCTACTTCTTCGGCGGTTTCGATCACGAGCATCACCAGCATGGAAACTATCCAGTTGCCGTAGATGGGCATGTCGTTCACCTGCCGGCGTTCCGGCCGCTCTATGATCACACCGAGCCGTTGACTGAAGAAGTTCCGCTGTGGTGCGACACTCAATGCCCGCTGGTGGTAACACTGCATTGCACCTGGGGTCACGCCAGACTTGATCGCTTGGCGGCAATCACGGAACTGTTGCTGCCG